CTTAGACGAAATGAATTCGGCGGCGCCAGCAGTACAAGCGGCGGCCTATCAACTTATTCTAAATCGTAAGGTTGGTACATACAAACTACCAGACAATGTTGTAATTGTCGCGGCAGGTAACCGTGAAACTGATAAGGGTGTAACTTATCGTATGCCGGCACCACTTGCCAATCGTTTTGTACACCTTGAACTCCGTGTTGACTTTGAAGATTGGTTGACATGGGCGACAGAAAACAAAATCCACGCAGACGTTGTGGGTTACTTGACTTTCGCTAAACAAGATCTATATGATTTTGATCCAAAGTCAAGTTCACGAGCATTCGCAACTCCACGTTCTTGGAGTTTCGTAAGCGAACTTCTCGACGATGAACTGCCTGAGTCTACACTTACAGACTTAGTTGCAGGTAGCGTCGGCGAAGGCTTGGCAGTTAAATTTGCGGCACACCGTAAGGTTGCGGCTAAACTGCCAAATCCAACAGACATACTTAAAGGCAAGGTTAAGAGTATGGAGACGAAAGAAATTTCGGCAATGTATTCACTAACTGTAAGTATGTGCTATGAACTTCAAGAGGCATTTAAACGCAAGGAGAAGGGTTGGAACACAATGGCAGACAACTTCTTTGGTTTTATGATGGATAATTTTGAAACCGAACTAGTTGTTATGGGTACGCGAGTTGCTATCGCTACTTACAAACTGCCATTTTCGCCAAAGGACCTGAAAAACTTCGATCGTTTCCACGATAAGTATGGCAAGTATGTTCAGGCCGCTATGGCATCCTAACTAACTATAGAGGGGGTCTTCGGATCCCCTCGCTCTATTAGAGGTTGCTATGAACAAAAAATTTAAAACACATTATCTTAAGCCTACATTTTTTGAACCCAAAGACCATTGGCTGGTTGGAATTGAATGGCCTGTAAAAGGTTCTAAAGGAAATGAGTACAATGTTTTACTCACTGATAAAGGTTTTCAATGTGAATGTGTAGGATTTTCTTACTATGGTAAATGTAAACATTCAAAAGCAGTATTAGATAAAGTACAACGAGCAATGGCATGAGTAGGCATTTTTTCGAAAGACACAAACAAGGTTATGCAGGTATAAAAAATTCTGTAACCACAACTTGTACACTTCCTTATTGTAACAAACAATCTTCTAAGTACAAAGGAGCAGGCTCACGTCTTTGTGAACACCATCAAAGTTTACTAAGAGAGTACGGAGGTCCTGCTAGAATGGATCGTCCGTGGACATTTAATAAGAAAAGGTTTTGCGAAATTTGTGGACATAATCCATGGGAACATCCTAAAGTAAAACTAATAGAAGATGAACTAATTCGTGATCGTGTTGCATGGGGTATGTTATTTGTAGATCATATTGAAACGCAACGAGACGGTGGTAGCCATTGCGACCAAAATACTCAAACACTTTGTTTGGATTGTAATATGATTAAAAGTACACTTGCAGGAGATCTAGTTCCTAAAAAACTGTACAAAGACGAAAACGAATATCATAAAGTAATGGAACAATTAAAACCTCATTATAACAAAGTGTTTAACCAAACCAGTTGACCTCTAGATAACTTTCTGTTATAATAATTACAGTAAATTGCAAATAAGGAGAAAAATTGCAAACTGTAGACTTAGCAATATGGTTACGTAATAACGTAGATTGGAACAAGTATGTTACACTTGTACATACAATTGGTGACGAACTAAATGAACGTAAATTACGATTTGATAAAAGCGACTTGCTTGAACGCTCACTAGATCTTTTTAGCGATGGAAATCTAGTGTATGTCAATTTGGAAGGTGTAGATCATATTGGACCCAATGGTATGATGATCGAAATGAAATACACAGAAGGCTCACTGTTTACACGCAAAACCAAAAAACAAAAGAAATATGTATCAGATCTACAGTTAATGAACAGCCGTGGATCAAGTGCAGGACGATCACTTCCTCCAGGTTATGCTGACTTTCTTCTTATCTGTGATACGGAAAGTGTGGCACTAATTGCTAAAAATGATCTTATTCCCTTTGTAATTGATGCAGGAGATGGTCTTAAAACTTCCAAATTGCCATCCAATATGGTACAATATGTATTCGTCCCAGGTGAATATAAACCACTACATCTAGCAGAATCTGTGTCATATAAAGATGCCAAAATGAAGATGCAACGTGATTTTTTAGCACAATTTTAGTTGACAAATACCTGTTTGATGCTATAATTATATTATAGTTAGAAAGTTAGGAGCAAACAATGTCAAAAAATACAACCGCAGTAGAACAAAGCATGATAGAGGGTAAAATCTATGAACGTAACCCTAATATCAACGGTGCTAAAATTAAAGAAAAATTAACAACCGCACGTATTGCTCTGCTTATTCGTCAACCATTCTTTGGTAACTTGGCCACACGTCTTAAACTTGTAGATGCAACAGACTGGTGTTCGACCGCCGCAACCGACGGTCGTAACTTCTACTATAACGAAAACTTTATAAACGAACTTAATCAAAAACAAACAGAATTCTTGTTTGGTCACGAAATTCTACACTGTGTATATGATCACTTTACACGTCGTGATGATCGAGATCCTAACATTTATAATATTGCCGCTGACTATTGTGTGAACGGTGATTTAGTGCGTCATAACATTGGCGAAGTTATTACACAGGTTAAACCCTTCCATGATCCAAAATATTATGGTTGGGCATCTGAGGCTGTGTATGATGACATCTACAAAAAGTATGACGAAGAACAACTTGAACAATTAGGAAAACTACTCGATGAGCATATTGACTGGGAAAAAGGAAAAGGACAAGGACCTGCAGGAGAAACTAAGAAAGACGGAAAAGGAAAAAAAGATTCCCGTCCTTCTTATTCCAAAGAAGAACTTAAAAAGATCCGAGACGAAATGAAAGAGGCTATGGTATCTGCGGCACAGGCGGCTGGCGTGGGTAACGTTCCTAAGGGTGTAGCACGTATTATTAAAGATCTTACAGATCCAAAAATGAACTGGCGTGAACTACTTAATCAGCAGATTCAAAGCACACTAAAAAGTAACTATAGTTTTATGCGTCCATCACGTAAGGGTTGGCATACAGGTGCTGTTCTTCCAGGTATGGAATTTGATCAAACAATTGATATTGCTATTGCACTTGATATGTCTGGCTCAATTGGTAGCAGAGAAGCACGTGACTTCTTAAGTGAAGTTAAAGGCATTTGCGATCAGTATGATGATTATAAAATTAAAATTTGGTGCTTTGATACTGAAGTTTATAATGAGAAAGACTTTACTCCAGATAGTGGCGAATCTATCCAAGACTACGAACTTGCTGGCGGTGGTGGTACTGACTTTGATGCAAATTGGAAGTATATGAAGGACAATGACATTCAACCCAAAAAGTTTATTGTATTCACAGATGGCTATTCATGGAATTGGGGTGACGAAAACTACTGTGATACTATTTGGGTTATTCATTCTGATAAGTCAATTGAAGCACCACACGGTATTACTTGCCATTATGATCTAGCAAAAGAAGAAGCGGCATGAGACTACTTGTCGATGATCCAAATCCATTAAATGTTTTAAACATTAGAGAATTAAACTTTTGTCCAAAAAATTGGACAAAAATAAAACTAGGAAGTTCTGGTTGGAATTTTAAAAATGAAGTAGAACTAATTAGAAAATGGATTTATAATAACTTACACGGAAGGTTTTGTATTATACAAGATCTTGATATTATTAATAATAAAATGGAATCTGTTATCCAAATTGGTTTTGAAGAAGGTTCAGAATCAACGATGTTTAGTTTAGCGTGTTCACATTTGCATGACCGTGATATCAACATCATATAATTACTAGTGTTATAACAAACAAACTTTAAATAAGGAGTTAACTCAAAATGACAGAAGAAACAAAAACTCAGGCGCCAGCAACAGAGGCCCCTCAGTCAGAAGCACCAAAGCCGGGTGCTCCGGATCTTACAGTTCAAGATCTTCAGGCATTAAAAGCAATCATTGACGTTGCAAGTCAACGTGGTGCGTACAAGCCAAACGAAATGGAAGTAGTTGGCCGCACTTACAATAGATTGAACGCTTTCTTAGAAGCAATTACGCCTAAGAAACCAGCAGAAGGAGAAGCGACGGCTACTGATTCTGCTAAAACAACAGAAGCACCTGCACAACCTGCAGAGGCTCCAAAGGAGTAAATTATGGCAGTTAAACATGTAGCAGTGGTAGGAAATAATGCAACTAAGGTATTAGTCGCTTATAGAACTTTACCAGGTGATCCTAATAGTGCTTTGGTAATTCCTACAGCGTCTTTAAAACAAACATATCACGATGAACTTGATTCATTGGTTATGTCAGAACAATCACAGCAATCATATGAGTTTGCAAACATTTTAGCAGTACGTAAGTTTTCAGACGGAAGAACTATGTTATCGGCTCTTCATGCAGGAGGCAACCTACAAAAAGTTCCAACATCAGAAGTTACTATGCAACCTAGTACAAAGAAAGCAACTTGGATTAAGTTAAACGAACTTAACAAGATTATTGCTGAACAAAAAGGTGTAGGTATTGATGAACTTGCTCTTACAGCAAATGGTGAGCCGGGCAAAACAGAAGCAGTCGTAGAAACTATTGCAACTGTAAAAGACCAAGGGATTCTTAGCGATGAGGATCTTGCAAAAAAATATAGAGCAGATGCAGATGTGTTGTATAAAGAAGTACAAGAACTTCGCAGAAAAGCGGACGAACTATCTTCTAAAACAACTGCAAAAAAACCTGCAAAAACTAATGCATAATGTCCAAGTCGCAGGGCAGAATCATCTTACAAGGTGATCCAACACTTAATCCTGAATGGGAAGGCGTAATCGAAGACATCAAGATCGAAAGTCTTCCCATTCACTACGTTTCCGAATTAAAACTTAATTTAAAAAATAAACAAAAAGTAATCATTGATGTTAAATCAATTGTTGCACAAAGTCCCACTTCAGATCAGGCCGCACAAAGGGTTAACAACATAATTCGAGAGCATTCTAACATACTTGACAATATCGATTTTAAAGTTAACATGAGTGGTTTACAAAATCAAGTTACACAAGCAAGAAATGCATTTACAAAAAAAGTAAACAGAAACTTTAAAAAATCAAATGCAGAAAGGAAGAAAAAAGATAGTGACTGAAATTAATTTTAATGTCATCGAGCAAACTGCCATTCTGCATGTAAAACAAGCATTCACTACAGAAGAATGTAAAGCAGTTTCTGATGCTGTAATGACTTACAAGAATAAATCACCAAGTTTTGACCCTAATGCAAACCTAGGTTGTTGGAGAGGTTGGCCACACGTTAAAGGCGGTTTCACAGAAGAAATAAACAGCATGATTATTGATCGATGCAGTGAAGCAATTAACGAATATATGTCAAACCTTGCAAAGCCTACTAACACATTCGGTGAATCAACAGAATACCTAGATAAATCCAGATATGTTTTTGATGCTTGGTTTAATGTAAACAGAAAAGGTGCAGAAAATAGAGAACATTCACATAGCGGTTTTTTAGCAAGCGGTGTTGCATATTTTCAAGCAACGGATACAGGTCCTATTGAGTTTTTACCTTTGAATGCACTCTATAAAATGACCAATCCTGCATGGCCATATCATGGTATGGCAAACTACGAACCCAGTGACGGAGATATCTTAATTTTCCCAAGTTATCTATTACACAAGGTACACCCTAATCCAAACGAAAAAGAAAGAATTAATATGGCATTTAATGTCAACTATCGAAGGAAAGATATACAACAATGACACAAGTAAAACTAATTTCATATTCACAAGCGACAGAAGATCTTACTGCACAACATCTTACAAATGTACAAGATTTGATTGCATTTTGTGCAAGGGTTAGTAATCCAAGCAATCAGATGAATAAAGAAACTAGTGAAAAATTAATCAAGTATTTGATTAAACATGCACACTGGTCACCACTTGAAATGGTTAGTGCCTGCTTGGAAATTAATACCACACGTGATATTGCACATCAGATAGTTCGTCATCGTTCATTCTCTTTCCAGGAATTTAGTCAACGCTATGCTGATCCAAAGGAGTTTGGAGAACAGTTTACATATCGCGAAACACGCCTGCAGGACGAAAAGAATAGACAGAACTCAATCGAAATTAATGCACTGGAACACGGTGACATTGATATTAAATGGCACGACTATCAGCGTGAAGTAATTGCAAAAGCCAAGGAAGCATATGAATGGGCAATTGAAAATGGTATTGCCAAAGAACAGGCTCGTGCTGTACTACCGGAAGGATTAACAAAGACTCGTTTGTACATGAACGGTACACTGCGTAGTTGGATTCATTATATTGAACTGCGTGGTGCTAATGGTACACAAAAAGAACACATGGAAATTGCACATGCCTGTGCAAAAGTAATTGCAAGAATTTTTCCTTTAGCAGAGGATCTTGTACGTGAAAACTAAATTTATCGAAGCATACATGGACGTTGCGAAACGTTTCTCACAATTATCGTATGCCCAAAGACTTAAGGTGGGTGCGATTATTGTTAAAGATGATCGCATAGTTGCCTATGGTTATAATGGTATGCCTAGCGGATGGGATAATAATTGTGAAGAAGAAAATAAAACAAGACCAGAAGTATTACACGCTGAATCAAATGCTATTGCTAAATTGGCCCGTAGCAACGATAGCGGTTTGGATGCTGATATTTTTATTACTCATAGTCCTTGTATAGAGTGTGCCAAACTGATTTACCAAAGTGGAATTAAACGTGTCTATTTTGGAGAAAACTATCGTAACACAGACGGATTAGACTTCTTAACAGCGTCTAAAATTAACGTTATACAAGTTGATACATCAAGTACTAGCGAATAGCACAAACACCGCTGTATGACGCTTAAAATGCGTTTAAGACGCCTTTATATGCGTAGTTTACACTACTACTTCTACTAGTTTTACACCCGGATTAGGATCGTTTTGGATTGCTTTTCCAATTACACAAATTGAATTTGGCATAGCACTATCTTTGGCTATTGCTGTGGCTACACCTGCTTTAGGACTTGTTACAATTAAATCACCTTTTTGGACAGGACCTTCTACCTTGCAAGGAACTCTACCTCTTAGTGCTACCGCAACACCTTCTGCCGTACTGTTCATTAAGTGTGCCGGATCTGTTGATACAACTCCTGCTACTCTATGATCACAGAACATAGTTGTTGTGGTTACTTCTGCTTCTCCACCAAATATTAAAACTGTACCAGGTTCATAATCCTGATCGCTGGCATACATCTCTGCCAAGTCAGCAAATTGAGCCGCTGTTGCTGTACCTAAAAACTTACGTGCTGTAAGATCTTTGTTTGAATCTCTTTGTGCAATACTTCCTGAAACTGCACCAGTTGATGCTGTTGCTCCATTTAATGCTTGAGAATTTGTAGCAGTACCGTTTACAATGTTAACGTTAATGTTACCGCTTCCGTCTCTTGCAACAATAGAATTGTTAACCAATAAAGTATTTGCTTCTCTTGCTGTACCAGCATCAACAACAAGTTTGTTTGCGATATCCGATGTACCTTGTACTGTTGCGTTTAGTGTACCATTTACTGTAACGTTATTAAATGTGCTTGTTCCAGAAGATGCTGTAACATTACCTGTTAAGTTTCCTGTGACATTACCTGTTAAGTTTCCTGTGACATTACCTACAACGTCACCTGATAAAAATCCTGTACTATCAACAGCAACACTGTAAGCATTAATAGATTGCCATTTTTGTGAAACTGTACCAATCTGACCAACGCCATCTGTTGTTGGAATAAATGTATTATTTTCAAATTTCGCAACCGGAACCGCACCTGTACCAGTGTTAACTTGGAAGTTAATTTTGTTACCTACCTGGTTTGTAATGTTTGCTTGATCACCACCTGTGATGTGTAACTTTAAATCTTGTCCGTTTCCTACTGTAAGTCCTTCGTCATTTAAGAACTTAACTAGATCAGCAAAACTTTGTAATCCACTATTAAGAACATATTGTGCCGCAGGAATTCCACCAAGGTTATCTGTGTTTACCGCAGTACCGTGATATCGAATACCAGGAACAGTAACTTCGTCTGCTAAATTAAATCCTTTTTTGATTTGACTAAATCCTGCAATAGGATTTTTAGTGCTATCTAAAATAAATTCATCCTTAGCAGTAATACCCATTACTGAGTCATTTACTGTGTATGTAAGGATAGTTCTATCGTTAGCAGTAATATCTTTTACAACCCTCGAAGTAACCTGCGAAACACCTTCACCGCCTGTACTAACAGGCCCAATTAGAATAAAATCTTCACCATTGTAAACGTATAACTGTTCACCGTCTGTTTCCCACCATAAGTCACCTCTTGCTAAACCCACTGGTTGGTTAGGACCAATTTCTGCACCGCCTGCAATTCTAAATCTGTTACCATCATAAAACTTAATAACACGGTTAGCACTATCATACCAAACTTGACCTGCTAATGGGTTAGGTGGTTGGTTTGCACCAGCAAAACTTTCTAGAAGATGTACAAAATTTTCATTGATGATTTCACCAAAGCCTGCATAGTTTTTACCTACAAGTTTAATGTCCGTGGTGTTATCAACAGTACCATCTTGCACTACTGCTATTTGTGTTCCGTTGTATGTATTAATAATATATGGCATTTTCTTCCTCTACTAGCAGTATTTACCTTATGCTTGGCCCATACGTTTCTTGCGATCAATTTCGCTTGTTGCTTTGTCTGCAAAGAAATACGCATCGGTATTGTTTTTGTATTCTGTTTTACGTGCTTTGTTTCTTTCACGAAGATCTTTAATATATGACATCATTTCCTGAAACTCAGGTGTGTTAGGAATATCACTTTTTTCTAACATATCAATTATAATATTAAGTTGTCTATGAACAGGATAAGCATTTTGAATTTTATCAGAAACACCAGCATTTAGCATTTCTTCATCAATGAACGCTTTACCGGAATCAACTTCCGTAATTTTTTTAACAGAACCTTCTGCATACGTTCCAATATATATTTCTTTATCAGGATCATATGATACTGTTTTAATTTTTACTTCATCTGGGTCTAAGCCAAAAGTGTTCATGCCTTTAGGTAAATGTCCTAATAGCGTACCATTCTTAGCATTAAACATTAGTTTAAATTTTTCTGTTGCCATATTCCTATTCCCATATTAGGCAAAGACTATATTTTGTCTCTTCGCCATCTTCTATTTTCGTTACTTCATGCCAAGTATCAATCGGCATTTCAAACATTGCACCTTTCTTCTCTTGGACCAAATGCTCAACATCATCTTTGTCCCAATATTTAAAGTGTGGCTTGCCTTCTGTTAGGTAAACCAACTTAAATTTCCAATACCCGCCAGCACTATCTTGGTGCCTTACTAACCAGTCTCCTGGCTTGTATTTGTTTACAACAATCTGTGAACACCATTTACGTTCCTCAGGTATTGTCTTCCAAACAGTTTCAACAAGTTCACTGTCCATATCTTTTTCATACAAACTGCTAAAATGGCTTTCACCATAAGCAGTAGAATGTTTATCAGTTCCGCCTATGCCTCTGTTTGTGAACTTTCCTTGTATTTCGTGTTCCTTTACCAGTTGCATAATTTCATCTACATTTGTAATAAAGTTTTCTTTAACTTCATACATTAAATATTACCTTTATAAACCCATGCCGCAGAACTTGTTCTAGCAATTCTATCAAAATTATAAACAGTTACAGTTGACACAAATCCTGCTATATTTACAGCACCACTAAATGCACTTGCTCCATTACGTTCATACGTAACATTACCAACAACTGTTTGTAATAATGTACTATCACTTGAGTATGCTTCAACTAAACCGTTTCTAACAATTACAACTTTTGCTCCTTGAACAGCATCTGTTGAAAACTCATCTGCTTGATCAGCATTAAGTCCTGTATTGAATACACAGAATCCTGTAAGCGTACCATTGGTTAACAATGTTGTAAATGTTCCTAATGCCGCATTTGTTGGAATTAATTGTGAGTCAACACTAATATTTCCTGAAGCACTTAATTGAAATTCATATCCTAGTGTCGCTGACTTTTTATTAATTAAATCTGTTACGTTACCGTATGACGTTTCAACTGTTCTACCACCAATATAACCAATACCGTATCTTGTTGTTGATCCGTATTTTTTAATATACAAAGGATTACCTGAACTATCAGTACCTAGGTTACCATAATAATAACTTCCAAGTATTCTTGCTGTTGTTCCTTCTTTAAAGTTATTAGGTGGAGCAAGTCTAGTTAATTGTGCTTTAACATCATCTTGTGTCATGTCTTTAGTATCAAGATAAAACTGAATATCTTGTCCAGTTGATTGGAATACTGTATCAACATATTCTTTGATAGCACGTTCAGTAACTAAATTGCTTGCACTGTTTTGTAAAAATTGTCCATCATCACTAATACGTGTAACTGTTCTACCTACAGCATCAACAAATTTTTGTGCTTTAACCTGTATTGCAGGAGCATTCTTACCAATGTCAGCACCGTCAATTACTGTTCCGTTTGTTATTGTTCCTGCTCTTAAATCTGGATTGTTAATTCTTGAGTCTTGTATAGTAACCCTATCAATTAACATATCTCCAATATTTTGATTGGCATCGCTAGGAGTAGTTATTGCACCTCTACCAATTCTACCAACACTAATGTAACCATTAATTGTTTGTGAAGATGTAACATTAACACTACCATTAAATTGTGATGTTCCGTTAAATGTATTGTTTCCTGTAAGCGTATTATTTTGATTTGTATAAACACCGTAATCAACAAAAGCCGCAACACCTTCGAAGCGTCCAATTCTTGTTCCTGCACTTGCTGGAATGATAGGTGCTTGTGTTGTAGCATCTACATCAACAACTGTTAATCCGTTTGTTGCTTGAGAATTACCTACGTTAATTGTATATGATTTTCCTGTATCAGGATCAACAATAGTTTGTCCTGTACTATCTTGCAAAGGTCCTCTGTTAGCACCTGTTGTTGTACCAACCATTGATCCTGCAAGTGTACCGATAAAGTTTGCATAGATATCCTGTGCATAAATGTTTCTAAAGTTTTTGCTAGGTGAACCAATGCTTACTTGATTGTTAGCAAAAGGTAAAATATTTTTATCAATAATTTGTATTACTTCTTTGTCAGCACCACTACCGGCATAGTTAACACCAAGTTTTAAAACAGTACCAACTTCATTGTAAATTTGTGCAATGCTAGAACCAGGATCAATTTTAATTTCTAATTCGCTGTCAACACCTATTTTGATACCACCGTCATTTTTAAAACTGTATACACCTGTAATATCTTCGTTGTCATTTCTGTTTGCCCAAGTGCTTGCTAAACGTCCGCCTAATCTATCAGCATCGCCTGCTGTACCAAAAAATCTTGTAGCACTAGATGTTACGCCATCTACATTTGTGCCTTTTGCAGTAATACCTTGACCAATTCTAGTAAATCCTGTTAACGGTGTTGCAGTTTGATCAATTTCAAACGCCGCATCTGCCATTACCATATATGGTGCACCGTCTACATATCCAATTGATACAGGATGATCTGTTCCTCCGGTGTCAGTTAATTTTTCTGAACTCCAACGAGTTTGACCAAAACCTAATACACTTTCAGGTCCAACAAGTACATGCTGGTCACCATCTGCAACAAATACATATAATTTATTGTTAACAGTATCCCACCATAAATCACCTTCTTTTTGACCTTGAGGTTCTGTAGCACTAACTTGATTGATTGTTAAATTACGCCAATGCACTCCGTCAAACACACTAGGACGAAGTTTGTCTGCATTTTTATCAAACCATATCTGTCCAACCAACGGCTTGCTTGGAGGTGTATCTGCTCTAGCAAAATTTTCTAATAATTTTACAAAGTTTTCATTTTGTTGCTCACCGTAGCCTGCAACATTTCTACCCACAAGTTGTAGATCGGTTGAGTTATCAACAACACCATCTGCTAGTGTTATTAATACTGTACCGTCCGTTTTATCTAATTGATATGGCATCGCTCTCTATTCCTTATACATCACTTACATAAACCCATTGTGGGCCTGCTTGGATTTCAAATATTTTTGTTACTCTTGCTACAGCAATTGAGTTACCACTTGGCGTAAGACCATTTGGAAAACTTAAACTCTGTATAACACTTGCACTACTTAAATTACCGTCTTTGTCAACTGCTACTTGGTTAGCAAGCAATTCGTTTGTTAATCCCGAACTCACACCACTTGTGTTAACAGTAATAGTTGTTGCTGTACCTGCAAGCGAAAGTGTTTCACACAAAATTCTAGCCTGTGTTCCAAGTTCATAATTTACTGGTGGTGCAAGTTTTGCAAGTTCGTTTGGAATGTCTGAAGTGTTTTGGTTTGTCATTCCAGTTACATTCATTGTTAACACAATAGTTTGATTAGCAATTTCTCTATCAACATATGCTTTTGTAGCAACGTCTTGTGCCGCAGTAGGATCCTTAACACCTTTAATTTGTGTTACCGGACTAACTGCTTCGTTATCAAAAACAACATTACCTGTGCCATGCACATCAATGTTTAAATCTGCATTTGTTGTTACAGTTGAAATTGTATTGCCATTAATGTCAATGTCATCAACTTGTAATTGTGTTAGAATTCCTAAATTTGTTAAACTTGAATTAACAACTCCTGCACCAAGTGTATCTGCACTTAGTACTAAGTTATTGTTAATATGAAAATGCTTTGTCGAAGCAATACCAAATGTATCACTTGATGTCCATGCCTTTGTACTGTTCGCCCAATTAATTGTATGATCAGTATCGCCTTTAAGCGTAATACCTCCACCATCAGCAAGAACGTCAGTTGGTGTATCACCATAGGCTAATTCGATATTTTTATCATTTACTCTTAATGTATTTGTATCTAAATAACTTGTGCTACCGCTTACAGTCAAGTCGCCGCTTACAATTAAGTCGCCGCCAGTAGTAACTGTACTTGTTGTTTGTCCGTCAAATAGTTTTATTGCAAGTGTGGAACTGTCAATTAAAATTGCATCTGTTAATGTTCCTGTTACACTTGAGTTAACCTGTAACTTCCAATCTCTATCTTGCAAGTTGTTTTTAAATATTGTTACTGTTCCGTCAACAAACCCTGTGAAGTCACTGTCAGCACCTATTGTAACACCACCATCATTAAGAACACCAAGTGTTCCTGTTGTAATATCACTTTCGTCTGAACGTAAAAATTGTCCAGGAGCAATACCTGCAACAGCATCTGCTGATGTTGCTGTACCGTGCAGTTTTAATCCTGCCACTGATGTGTTAAAATTAAGTCCAACATTAATTTGTGAAAAACCATTGATTGCTGTTCGAGGTGTAAATTGATATCTACTTAAAATACCAACACGCTCACCGTTCACCCAAAGTGCTGTAACCGAACGTCCATTGTTTCCTTGGTCAACAACATTTTCAACAATCCATCCGTGTTTTCCTTCTGCTTGAGAATAAATTGGACCTGCTAAACTTAAATCAACACCATCATAAAAATATAGTTGATTTGTTTCGTTGTTAATCCAAAGGTCACCAATAACCAATCCGGGAGGTTGTGTATCTTGTACTAACGGTCCACCTGTTGGTTTAAATTCACTACCAGTATAAACTTTTAAACGACCTTCTAATGTATCAAACCAAACTTGTCCTTCTAAAGGATTGTTGGGTGCTGTTCTATTTGCAAAACTTTCTAATAGTTTTACTAAATTTTCATTTAATACTTCACCATACCCACTATATTTTCTACCTACAAGGGTAATATCTGTTGATGTGTTATCAACTGTACCATCGCCAACAATGGTTAAAACTGTTCCATCTGTTTTATTAACTGTATAACTCATTATGCCGCTGGCTCCCCTGATCTAATAATGTAATGCACTGCTAAGTATGGGTTCATAACATTTAATGTATTGTAAGGTCCGCTACCTGTGGTTGATGAATATTGTGTTCCGCTACCAAAAGCAACGTTGCTTGTATCAATAGTTTCACTACCTTGTGTACCACCTAAACTTCTAGCCGCGGTATTTGTTACTCTGTTTGCAACACCACCACCTGCATCAACTGCAATACCACTAACATCATTAACTGTTGTTCCATTGTCCATATTATCAAGACCTAATGGAAATCTACCACGCAAGTCTGGTAACTTAAATGTGTTTGGATTAACACCAGTTCCGTATGTTGTACCTATTGCATTGAATAATTGAGGATATAATCCTTGTGCAACTTCTGAACCATCGCATAACAAATACCCGCTTGGAATATCTGCGAAACTTGCAATTGGTCCAGCATATGACATAATAGCACCGATTGGGACCAATGATGCTCCTGCAAAAAAGTTTGTTCTTTGTACTTTTCTTAAACCTTGTCCGGATCTAACAATTAACAATTCATCATCATTTTCGTTTTCTGTAACTTCTGTTTGTTCAGAAATAGCATCCTGTGTTAATGTTACGTTAAATGTTTTTTCTGTTCCGCCGGTTTGTCCATCAAAACTAAAACCTGTTGAATCAGCAACGTGTCCTGACACTTTAAAAACTGTTGAAGCAACCAATCTATCTGATGTACCATTAACATTACCAAATACATCACCAACAACTGTTCCTGTTAATCTTCCTGTAAATGTTTCTGAATAAACATTTCTAAATCTATTATTTGTTGTACCAATGTCTAACTGTGCATCAAATGCTTGTGTTCCATCATCTGTTGGTTGAATAGCAACTGTACCACTTCCTGTTTCACCTACTTGTATATGACCTTGGAATAATGCATTACCACCAACGTATAAATTTTCAGCAATACCTGCACCACCTGCTACAATCAATGCACCTGTTGTTGTTGATGTGGCACTTGTTGTTGATGCAAGTTGAAGTGTTTCTGTAAAATGTCCACTTCCTGTAACATCTAATGCTACCGTTGGAGAAACTTGATTAATACCAACACGTTTGTTTCTGCCATCAACTCGCATAACTGTAACAACATCTCTATCACTTTCTGGAAACACTTTAAAATCAATGTTGCCATCGAGTGAGTTGTTTTTAATTACAGCATTGTTGCTTGCAATTTCTAAGTTGAATATCTGATTAGCACCAACAGTGACACCACCATCGTTTCTAACAAACAACTGACCATTCATTGTGTCAGTAATATCTGTTCTTAAAAAGTTGTTTGCATTAACAGTTTCAATAGCCGGTTGTGTTACGTTAAGTGCATCTGCCTTTGTGGCTGTTGCATGTAATTTGTTTAATACAATACCGTTATTATTAAAATCTGTATTTGAAATATTGATTCCTGGAAACAGTTCAATGAATCCTTCAATTTTTTGTCTTGGAATAAATTGATCTTTTGAAATAATTGTTACAACTTTATCTGCAACATAGTTTTTAATAACAGTGTGTGTTACGTTTTGTGTATCAACTACTTCTTCTGCTTGAGCGCCTGCTTTAAGGCCTCCCGCAAAATTAGGTCCTACCAACTGGAATTGAGCACCTGTATAAAGATAAAGTTGATTGTTTGTTGTATCTACCCAAACATCTCCTCTTAAAGGATTATTAGGTTCAACCGCTTCAACATGAACACCGCCTGCTGGTCTCCAATTACTTGCTCCTGCTGTTGAATCGTTTATTTTTAATCTGTTTGTTCCACTATCATACCAAAGTTGTCCTTCAATTGGATTGTTTGGCGGATTGGTATTTGCAAAATTTTCTAATACATGCAAGAAATTTTCTGCAATCGCTTGACCGTAACTGGCTTCATTACGTCCTATAAACGTTAACGAAGTGTCAACAGTGTTACGACTATTGTCATCGATAACAATAGGATTTTTGTTAATACTATCTGTAAAGTTTACACTATATGCCATTCGTTAAATCTCGCTTATGTTTGTCAAACTTTGAATTCTAATTGTATAATCAATCTGTATTAGCCTGTTTAATGACTTTTGCACAGGATGGAATACCACGTGTGTTAAAAGTCTTCCTAGATTTGCACCATTAGGAGTATATGCTTTTAATCCTAATTCGTCAAATACATAATTTCCGTCCATGTCAGTGGAATTATCAAATGCTTCTTGTCCGCTTGGTTCACCGTAATCAAGCAAACAACTAATCAAAATATCTGTATAAGTTGTACCAAGTGTGTGTCTTGTTTCAATAAAGTTTCTGCTTGGATCTGTATTGTTTACATTGTTGTCATCTACAGTTTTATAATATGTTTGATTGTATAAACTTGCATTAACACCCACATTATTTGGTGTTAGATATGTAACAATGCCTGTAGGATCAACTGTAGTACCACCGTTACCAAAAGCCATTTCAACAATGTTACCACGTCCTTCGTTACCTAGCGATTCTGCTAGTGATATACTCATATTTTCATAATGGATTGCATTTCTCTTATCCACGAACACTTTTTTAGTTTCAGGATCGTGAATTTTGATGTGTCCTTCCATAAGCACACCTTGATTTTCTGTTGGCTTTTGATACGTTTGTTTCACTTTTTTATCCTTGTCTGACATTGGTTATTCCCTAATATTTATTACAGGCAAGCCACTGGGTCTCTCCAGCAAGAACTTAGCCTGTGCAGTTTCCGCACGTTGTAGTGTAGTACCTGTAGACGCTGAATTAACGCCTTGCTCGTGCCATACTCTGCCTTGTTTTTGTACTACTTTTAGTTCTAAACCTAGTTGAGGTTCATCTCTAAGCACTAATTTATAGTAATTTTTACCAGTTGAATCACCTACTGCTTCGATTGTAAACTCCGGTGTTTGTAATACATCACTTGATGTACCTTGACTATTAGTTTCATCACTATCATATGCAATTTCAACATTATGCACCTTGATAGGATTAGTTGAAACTGTTGGTTTTTGAAGTTTTCTACCACCTAGATATACTTCTACTTGATCGTGTGCGTTTGCCTCTGAACTAATATTGATTGTTTCAAGCACATGTTCTTTTGTACCATTAGGTAATCCTTGTCTAATTACACCTTGATACACATTTACAGTTTCAATGTAAGGAACTGTTTGGCTTGGTCCGGCATCTATTACTTTTGTTCCTGCTGAATACGAAGTTTTTACTCCTGTTCCAAGTGTTCCTCTAACAATCTGCTCTAGATCATTTCCATTAATCTTGTAAAATTCAATTCTTTCTCTATCAATCCAAATAACTCCAGGAACTTTATTTTCTGGACTTGGAGTTTGTAAGAAACTTGCATCAGTTAAAGATATTTTTTTGTCGGTATTATCAAGTTTAACAGCAAGAGTTGTTGAATCTTGATCACTAATACGTTTATAATGTGATCTGTGCAACATATCATTGAATATTCTGTAACCGATAGAATCGTAACTGATTTCTTCACTAAATGTTGTTATAACAATTCTCGATGTTGGAGTTACTGTGAACTTATCATCAATTTCAACCGTTGTATTATTGTCTAATACTTTATAATCTCTTTCTGCAACAATCGGAGTACCATCAATCTCTACCCAAATATAATTAGAATCAATAGCAGGACGACTTAGTTTATAAGTGCCTCCTAATTTACCTGTGTAAACTTCTTTTCTAATTAGATTAGCATCATGATTTGTAAATGTTGTTACCTGATATTCGGCATTAGTTGGTAAACTTGCTCTATTTTTTATAATAACTAGATTTGCTTCTGTATCACCAGCACTATCACCAGTAACATTTAATTCATATTCATGATTTCTAAGTATTGTGATAGCAATCGCATCACCTGAATTCAAAACGTTTTGATTAAATGTAACCAAATTAGTTTGTGTGTCAAAGTTAAAGTCTCTAATCGGCACCAACTTAATTCCATTTAGGTGAACTTCAATCTCTCCCAATGCTAGGAAGAAAGTAGGATACTCAGGATCTTGACTGACCGTGTACTGTTGTGTAATTCCATTACTTACATAATAAACAGTATCTGGTGGTAGCAGTCTAGTAATTGTTCCTGTGTCTAAATCTTTTACTTCTGCAATTACCATGTTATGATATGGAGCAATATTTCCAGGAATATTTGTAAGTCTATAAGACATACTACTACCATCGTCTGTAATAGTTTCTTTTATAATTTCACTATAGGTCTTTTCACTTATACTAAGTGCAGTAATCTCAATAATAGAACCTGAAGAAATTGTGTCAGGTGGATTAGTTAAAAGTATTTCAGCACTTCCTGTATCAGTATCTTTTAAAATTTGATAACTTTGTGATACACCATTAACAGTAACAAACGCACTTTTTACATCGTTGTAATTTGCTGTTAATCTAAATAATGTGCTCGAGTCGTCATTTACAAATCTCTTTCTCTCAAGTATGTTTGCACCGCCGACATTAAGTGTCTGTATTGTTACAAGTTCACCAATTTCTGGTGCATCAACAAAATCAATTTCTTTATTTTGATAATCAATTGTGTAACCAATACCGTTTTCTAAATATACACCAGCAACTGAAACAAATATACTATCCTGTGTTCCTGGATATAAATCAAATCCATAATTTCGTTTGATACTATTACCATAATATCTGTTTGTTACAATTAATGGTGAACCATCAGCAGGTGAATTATAAACACTCATGCTCAAACTATCAAATACCTGTCCTGGAACAACTTCTTCTGGTGCATGACTTGTGTCTGGTGTAACAAATCCGTCACCGTCTAATGAAATATCTTCTGGACGAGTACCTGTTGCTGTGCTGTAACTAAAGTTACCACCTTGAATAATAGCATCAAGGTTGTTTACGTCTGTTGGAACAAGACTTCCGTCTGATTCTTTCTGTCTAAACACAACAAGTGTACCGTCTAGGGCCGCAACACCAAGTGTAAATGTTGTTGTATTACCATCGCCAACGATAGTTGGTGTGTTTGTTGGATCTTGTCTAACATTATCAAAGTAAACATTTATTTCCTGACCGCTTTCTGGTGTATATGGCAATGTAAATGTTGTGGTTGTACCGTCTGCACGGAAAGCATAATCTGTATTTGTACCCGAGAATGTGTCCCAACCATGACTAAACCATGGAAGACCATCCCAGCCTACACTAATATCAAACTCTAATCCCTGTACCTGTACACCATCATATTCAACTCCAGTCATTAATTGTGCTGGATCTTTACCAAGCATACCTGCTGTAGGTTGATAGTAATAGTTAATTCTATCAGTGGCCTGCATTAAGTCAATTGATTTTTTGTATTCAATCTTAACTGTTGCGTTTGCACCAGGAGGTGTATTAAAGATTATGTAACCTTCTTTTTTCTTATAGGTTCTATTTTTTGCTGTTACAATGCTAACTTGATAGTTTTCGATGTAAACTGTTTCATTATTGATATTAATATCAATTTCACGCTTATCTAGAGTTGGCAAATAAGTTAACTTAAATCTAACTTGACCGGTAGTTGCTCTAAACGTATCTGTTTGCGTTTGTGTTTGTATAATTTTGTTACTGCTTAATCTGTCAAAGGTCATATTAACAGTATTAATTCTAACCTTTTTATTTTCAAGTATAGCATAGCCTAGTGCAGGTTTTGTAACAGCGTTATCTCCGCCACCACCTGCAAGTGTTACCGTAGGAGCACTTGCATAACCGCTACCAGGATTAGTAACTACAATCTCCCTAACAATTCCTCTTGAAGTATATGCTACCGCGGCCGCATCAACAACTGCATCACCTGGTAATGTTTTGTTACCATTCGGTAATATAGGAGCACCGTAATATGTAGGTCCAATAATATAAGGATAAACTGCTTTATTGACATCAGCCGGATCAACAGTAACAAAGTATGCATATGTACCATCTGGATATTCTGGAGTATTACAAGTTCTACCATTGTGCTGATCTAAGTCACCTAATCCTGTAACATATTCAAAATCTTCAATGTATCTTCCGTCTGAATCACTACCATCTGCTCTTGGTGTTTGTTTTAATATATAACTAGATGTCATTACCCTTGGATTTGATCTGCCAGTTGGAGAATCCCAACCGTATGGTCCATATATTGGATATCCATCAAGTGCATAACCTAACAGAGGTGAATGGTTGTTTTTATCTTTTGTGTACATCAGGCGTGGATCTGAATGATAATGATACACTCCGTTTTCTTGTGGATGTCCACTACCGTCATCAATGCCTAATTCTTCATGGCTTTCTACTGCATTAAGTTCATACTCAATACCGTTTCTTACTTCTGTTAGTGCCGCTTTTGGATTGTAGAAAACAACACCATTAACAGCAACACCAATTTCGCCCAAAGGTGTAGCAACTTTATCTAGTGCTTCAACAGGTGTTCGTGTTATTTCAAATGTAAAGTTCTGTGCTGTAACAGTATTCACACCAGGATTTCTAAGGAAACCATGATCAGGTATGCTTGTTGTTTTAACAAAGAACCTTGTATCAGTGTAATCTGTTGTAACCAACGGTCTAAATTGAGAAGTTTGTGTGATTGTAGGCTTATTAGTACGTCCACCGCTAATAACAACCAAAGGAGGTTCTGTATATCCTGCACCTTCTTCGGTTACATCTATTCTACCAACACTAAATTTATAGTTGTCGAACCAATTTGCATAAGGCTGTTCACTTATCTTATCATCTGTAATCTTAACAGCAACAAATCGTTTATTTTCTTCGTCCCAGTAACTAGGAAGATCAAAATCTGTTGTTCCTGCATTTACATTTTCTAAACTTTCATAGTTATTAATGAAATTTCTAATTACTGTTTTATAAGGTTTAACTTCTTTAATATAACTTTCGATATAACCAGGATCACTTACTTTATAATTTAATTTTCTACTTAGTGTTCCTAGATTATTTGTAACATTTATAAAACTAGATTTAAATGCCCAGTCAACAAAACTCTGTTCACTAAACACATATCTTATTGCAATAAAGAATAATTCATTCCAATTGGCTTTTAGGTCATCTACAAAAATATTATTTTTAAGAGTTTCAAGAATTTTTCTTGTTTCAGTAATTGGTTCACTGTCAAACAAGTTAACATCATAGTTTTCTAGACCAGCAAAACCAAAATTTAATTCTTGATAATTGTAGATGCTTGAATTAATTTGTATAGTTGATTTAGCCTTGTACATTAAATCATAATCGTTACTGAATGTACCGTTGGCATTTACCTTACGTAAAATCATTTTATTACCGTCGCCGGCATTATCTATCTGTACTAGTTCACCTGATGCAGGAGTAATAGTGTTTAATTCATAAGGTGCTGTAATTTTATAGTTTATAATTTCATCTACATTGAATCCATTAACAATATAATCTTTGTAACTCCAAAATCTATTTAGATCGTATGTTTGAGTGTTAGTTCTTGTCCAATTGTTTACAGAACTTACCCATTCGTATAATGACCAATTGTTATTTGCTGTTTCGTCAACCGACACTAATACCTTAAATGGTCTAATCTCGAGATTTAAATAACTATAATTTTCTCCTTTTTTAAGAATATCAATCGAAGTTATTCTTCCTCTGCTGTCAATATTTGCTTTTAGTTTAGCACCAGTACCGTCACCTATTAAGGTAATTTCAGGAGCATTAACATAACCATACCCTTGATTGTTTACTACTACTTTGCTAACTTTACCATTTGTAAGTGTCGCTGTTGCTGTTGCTGTAACAAGATCCTGTGTACCGATTTGACTTATTTCTTCAAAGTCATCAATTTTCAAATCCCATTTACCTGATCCTGAACCTGGTTCAGCATCTTTTTCAAATAAAGGTTGAATATTTTTTGTATCAACAACTCTAGTTTTAGACATCACATCATTACAGAATGTAACAATAGTTTTTAATGCTTTGAGCCTATCCACAAAAATACTCTGTCTTGGTCTGATTTGCAAGCCATATTTTCTTGTTACTGGTAATGCTGGATCTGGTACAGGATTACCTTGACTGTCATAACCAACTAAACTGTCAATAAGTTTTTTAACTAATAATTCGTTCTCAATCTTCTGATCTTGTTTCTCACCAACGAGTTGCCACTCATTGTGTTCAGGAATATCTGTTTCAACATTTCTATATTGAATGTTTAAGTTAACGTTCTGATCATCAAGTGTCGTTTTAACATTGCTTATGCTAATAGCATTCTTGCTTAATAGTTGAATGCTCTTGATTCCGTATGCTTGAGGATCTTCAATAATATTTGCAACTTCAACAGCAGGCAATTTTCTATTTGCGTTGTCAGGTGTTGTAATTTTATTTTTAACCCAATAATAGTATCTTGTTTCAAACCCACTTGTGTTTCTGTTGTAGATATTTTTGGTCACATAAATGTCATCGCCATACTTAGGTGTACCACTAAACCCTAAACTAGTTCCTTCAACAGAACCAGTAATTTCTGCCCATTCGCTTGGTAATAGATCTGTTTCAACCCATTCATAAACATCAACACTAGATCCAGGGAACAATGTACCCCAGTTTGTTTTTCTATATTCTGTATCGCCCTGTTCATACCAAACATAAGCAACTGTGCTTAAATCCCACCAAAGTTCTCCTACGTGTTCTTCTGTCCATGCAGTGGTAGGTCTTACAGTTACACTACTATCACCTTGTGTATACGATGCCGGATCTACATCTGACTTATAAGTAATTTCTGCTTCAGCAAGATAAGGAATTTTACCTTTGACTGGGTCAACAGTTTCAAGAAAATCTTTAACTCTATTTGTTACTGTATTATATGTAAACGTTTTCTTAACGCTGTAAGGATCAACAGGATTGTCCTGTGTTCTTAGTTTATTCCAGCCACCTGTTTTAACTTTTTGGAAAGACCATAAAGCACCTAGTGCACCTGTTCCATATTGATCATGATTAGGAGCACCAATTAATAATGAATTATTTGTGTAGTTCATTCCCTTGCCAAAAGCATCAAAACTCTTTAATGTTTCTGAGTTAACCTTTTGACCAAAGACAAATTTAGTATTCAATAACGAATATGTAAACACCGTACCACTTGCATAATTTTCATCAACAAGTTTTAAACTGTTAGCATCAAATGTTGTTTCTAGTGTTGTTTCTTCTAGACTGCTATCTTCTAATCTTGTGTATTTGTCAAATGATGTTGTTAAAACATTTCTTCCGTGTTCACTCCATACTGCAAATCCGTCGCCTGCAGGATTAACAGAAATATTTGAACCAAATTTTTCTTCTAGTTCTTTTAATGGACTGAAGATTGTTTGTTGATATGTGTATAAATCTTGACTGCTATCGTCTCCTGTTTTCTTAAAGTAGAAAACTGCACCAGCATTGATATTACCAGCATCTTCAAAAGGAGCACTTATTATTAATGTGTTTCCATTTTCACTCATTGATACTGCATATCCAAACTGATCACCTGCATCAATTTGATTAAACGTTGTAGAACTAATAGTTTGTAGCAATTGGTATTCGTTGTTGTGTAATCTGTAAACAAACACCGCCCCTTTGCTTGCAGAACTATCATCACTTTGTAATTCGTATCCTGGAGCACTTACAGCAATTAACGATAGATCTTTGGTTCCTGTCATTGAAGTACCAAATCTGTCTCCATCTCTGCTGTTAGGTATGCTTAAAATATGATGGTCACTTATGTTCCAATCTACCGTGCTACCATCTGCTAGTGTTGCTTTGTCATAGATATATACTTTACCTTGATGTGCTGTTTTTCCAGGTGCGCCAACTAACAGTTTTGTATTAGAAACTAATAAACTTGTTCCAAAGAACGCATCTGTTTCAGGTTCACTACAACCGATGACATAATTTCTTTTGAAAAGATTATCTTCGGTATCATAGGTATGTAAAGTAACAACACCTTCACGTGAAAAATCACTTGGTATTGCTGTAAAATCACCAACACTTACTCTAAAATTATCTTTGTAAGAACTGTCATCTACCGCTTTGAAGTTACTTGCTGTTGGAGCGCCGGCCGCTAGTACCGAACCGTCATTGCTTAATGCAAGACTAGTACCAAGTGCAGGTCTTCCCGCATCACTTACAATGTTATCACTGGAGTTATCACTAATTGCAAAACCTTGTGTAGTTTGTAGCGTTGCAATGCCTGTGTTAAATTCTCTAGCAAGTACATAAATCTGTCCTTCGTCACCATAACCTGGTGCGGCAACAACAATTAATCTACCATTATCTGCAGATGCAATATTGTAACCAAATTGTTGTCCTACTAATTGATTAGGTCCTGACCATTTTTGTTCGTTAAATGCATTAATTTTTTGATACACTGCCCACTTGCCGGTTCCGTCATCATCTGCAAATACCAATGTTCCTGCTGTTATTTTAGAAACATTTTTTAGATCATTAATATCGTCCGGATTAGTAACTCTTAGGCTTAAAAACTCTAGGATTGTACCACCGGCACTATCTTCAAGTGTTGAACTTGTGTCATTACCAATTACCTTAAATCTAGTATTTGATAATACTTCGTCAACCAAGTAAACATTATCAACATCGTCGTTGAAGTTTTTGATACTAATAATTTGGCCTTTTACTAGATTATGATCAATATCGGTGTTAAGTGTTATTTTACCATCAAGAAAATCTGTGTTTAAATCGTCTGTTTCTACAACTCTTGCTGGAATGGCTTTTAATTGATAAACATTCCAGTCTTTGTTTTTATCTTTTGCAACCCAGATAATATCGCCGTCATCTAATTGATTGATAATGCTACTACCAACTAAATCATTGTAACTAAATGCTGTTGTAGGAATATCATCAAGTCTAGGATAACCTGCAACAGGCAATTTGTTAATGTATTCACTTGTAATACCATCTATTGCACTAATTGTTGTTACAGGCCATGGATTATTATCATAGTCTGCAGGTTTTACAGCAATTTTATTTGCTAATAATTGAATATTATTTCCTGGAGTTGTATTTGTTGTTACCGAGGAAACAAAATCATATGCTTGAGGGTTATCAACGTTTAATGTTTCGTCTAATGTAAAATCAATTTCTTTTACAGTTGATGTACTTCCTAAACTACCAACCTTGAATGCCCATTCTTCATCATACGCAACATTGGTTTGAACGTCATCAACTTTTAAACGACTTATTTTATCAATAGCGTTTGCTGTTCCTTTTTCTTTGATAAATCCTTGATAAAACTTATACTGCGAAATGTTGTCTTGGATTAGATTATCCAAGTAAAAACGTTTTTGATATCCTATCAAGTGTTGAGAAAGTTCTGTTGTGTTTACATCAAATGTTTCAGAATCAAGATTATAAAAATCTTCGAAGTTACTAATTTTAAAATCTAAGTTTGGTAATAATTCTGCATTAGGCTCATTTTCTAAGTAAATCCAATCACTGTAATTAAAAGTTTCTACGCCGGCCAAAAACGATTTTGCTGAATAGAATTTAGTTTTATATTTTACAACATCACCTAGATTATAATCTTTAAACTGTTGCCAAGGACTAATTTTTGCTTCGTCATAAACAAATCCCGGACTATAAAGATCTCCGTCCCATTCTGTAGTTTTAAATCCGATTAACTTAATTCTTTCCTGTCTATAACCTGCTTCTTGATCATATATAATATCACCAAAAATTGTTTTATCATCTAATACAACAATATGTTCTTTTTGAATTAAATTCAACTGAACGTTATAAATTCCTTCTGGTGTATCTTTCGATGATAGAACAAACATTCCTTCGCCACGCACTGTTGAAATATTTGCACGAGGTAATGGATTGCCACCTGCGGAAAATATAGTATATTCATAAAACGTGTCTAGCACATTATCAACTTGTCCTGTTGAATACTTAAATTTAACTTTTTGTGCAAAAGGAGATAGTGTAATAATACTACCTGTACTCCATGCTTGTGTAGTCCAGTATAAAAATTCCTTGCCACTAAATGACCAGTTAGACAATTCACCTAACTCGTTGATTTGTTCATCAAATAGAAAACCTAGAGTTTCGAGGTATTTTTCATAACCTATAATTACATTGTAAACTTCTTGTACATTAGGAAGAACAATGTTATAAGGAATTTCTGTTATAGTTTCTTCAAATCTTCTTGGCTTCTGAACACTTGTACCACCACTTAATGGTAATTCTGCTAATCTAGAATATTTTGTTTGATCAAATGTAGTTCCGCTAGTATGATCTTCTTTTGTTCTATAATAAGATTCTTCATACTGTACTATCTGTCCAATACCATAAAATTTTCTTTCTTGCCAAAGAACAAATTTTGCAGTTGTTCCGCCGATAACTTCTGCAGAATCCCTTTCAGAAAGTATAGGCTTGAAAATTTTAAATACAGGCTGATACTTGTCGTATCCTTTTATAAGGTAACCGGTATCAACTTTTTCAACAATAATACCTGACATTTTTGCAGTAAACACAGGATTTGATTTTCTAAATGCTATTTCATAATTTTCCTGTGGTAAGAAAATACTCTTATCAGGACTGTTAGGATTACTGCTTTCTAATAGTATGCGTAATCTTTCCTTGTTTACAAAAGCACCTGTTTTGTAAGTTAAGTTCATACTTGTATTAGACAGTCTATCATAGTATCCTGTTTTAACGTCTTGTCCCTTGTCTTTTAAATAATCAACCACAAAGACGTGATATCCAGATCCAAAGTATCTTACATTATTATAATAAAGATTATGAACTTTAACATCTGTAAAATCTATTATTTTTCCTGTTGACTTGTAAATGATGTTACCGCTAGGTGAAACAATATTTTGACTTGTATCAAATTGTGTTGTAAGATAGTTTGCAGGCTTTAATAATGCTAATGCGACCTGTTCAGCAAAAGGATACCAACTGCTTGATCTCCATGCATATTCTGCTGGTCCACCATCACCAAATACCCAATCGTTATCTAAGTTAGTGCTAATAAAACCCGAAACTAAATTTGCTTCGATCGGTGATAATAACTCTCCGTATTCGTTTACAGGAATAATTTTGCTTAGTCCTGGTCTAGCATAAATTTTGTTTTCTTTTCCAGTACCAAAATCAAATCCGTTTTCTAGATCATTCCATAAAATATCATTACCTTTTGTATAAGGTGCAGAGCCGTATCGTCCTTCCCACCAATTAGGTTTTTCACTATATCCTAACATTTCCCATGGATCAGTATGAGGCCTATCAGTGTCAAAAAACTTTTTATAAACTTGTCTCCAATACCCAGGTAAATCTTCATTGTTAATTGTGTCTTTTGTATTTGTTAGATTATACGAAAAAACATCTCCTTCAACTGATGTATTATTTTTCAAATAATCAATTTCGTATAGATTTGCCCAATAACCAAAATCGTCTCTAAAAACATCTACATATTCATTATAATTAAATTCTGTTTTTCTAAAACAACCGGGTCTAAATTCATTGTTATCGAAAACATTTCTTTTATATTCTATCTTAATATTATTGTAAATTCTTTTTTCTAGTTCTAAAATAATATCATCACGATAATCATCATATGCTTTTGTCTTACTTCCGTCATGACCTTGTATTACTTTTGTTGGTGTTACGTAGGTATTATCAACATAAATTTTAGGAGTGTATTTTGGATATAATCCTAATTTTGTTGGCGTATTAGGAATAACGTTTCCTACTGTTTCATATTCATAAACAACAACCGTATCACCTATCGATGTTGGTCTTTTTAAAATAACCGTGTTATCTGTTAAATCGAATTCGTAGTCGATACTATTGATTAGATGCTCTCCGTTGTAATAAACGTAGATACTTCTATTGCTTATTTCTTTTAAATTAAAATTACTTTGAATTCCAAATACTTGTTGTTCAAATGTTGTAACTTCATATTCTAATTTTGTAAGTGTTCTACCATATCCTGCCATGTCGCTATAATAATATGGACTTTGAACATTATTGTTCAGAGATATCTTATATAGAATATCATCAACATCGTCTCTAGGCAACCCGCTAATTTCTATTTGCTCAAACGTTTCGATAAATTTCTGTTTAAAAATATTATAATCTACAGCATTTTTTCTAACAGATTTAATAACATTTGTTTCAGAATCTATTAAACCAAATATCGTCGGAAGCAAACTTCCTTGGTGTTTAACATATCTAGTTCCGTTTTTATATAAGTCTTTAATGTCTCTAGCATTTGATGTTGAATTAAATTTACCGTGTATTCTTCTATCATTTACAAAAATTGTATTAACATGATCTGTTACACTTCCTAGTGTAAAAATTTTGAGATCATTATTTTCACTATTATTAGTTAAGTTAATAGGGGTATCATAAAAACCAAATGTCGTTGGTAATTTATCTGTTAAAATTTTTGTAATTATTCTAGTATCAGAAGGTACCGAATTAACAAAGTCAACAAATAACTGTTTACCGTTTTCGCTTTTTCTAGTTGTAAAACCTGTTGTCGGTTTAAGAATATTTCCATCTACTTGTATAGAGATACTGTCAGCATTAATATATAATCCAGGATCTTGAATTGCTATAATCTCTATAAACGGAGTTTCAATAGTAGTATCATTTAACTGTACAATCTTCTGTCTTGTTTTATTCTCAACAAGACTCCAGCCTGATTCAAACACATTCTCTGTAAGAGATGAATTTATTTTGATACTACCACTTGCTGTGTCTTGTAAAATATTTTGATTATTTTTTGCATAAACAAAACTAGAATCGTCCCAGTCAAACTCAAATACAATATCACCAATATTGTTTACGTTTTGATATTCAATCGGAAATCCTAGTACAGGATCATTAGCACCGGTACCAACTTTATAACTTACAAGTTCATTTCCTTTAAAGTTTTCAACACCATAACTTAAATCTGAAAAACTTACTCCTTGCTGATCAAATAAATCAAATAACGGTGATTGATTGATTTTTGTTTTTTGTTGTGCCTTAACCCATTCGGTTCCGTTAAAATACCAACTGGTTCCTTTATTACTAATACCTTTGGTTACAACAACACCCTGTCCTTGTACAGGAGTGTCAACTTCTTCTAGATGTAGTCTACTTTTTCCACCATGTTCAATAAATTGAACTTCATAAATTTTACCTTTAACAGTAATGTCAGGGTCAGCATTAAAAGTTACTCTCATGCCTGCTGTTAAATCTATTTGATCAATATAATAACCGATGTGACCTTCAATGTCGCTGAAAACGTCTTTAGTAACAGTGTCAATTAAATCTATATTACCTAACCCTTGAACAGCAAAGTTGTGTAACTGAATGTTAGGTAAAAATTCTATAATAGGTCGTTTAGCACGTAGATTTTCATCTAGTACAGTTGTTGTATTGTTATACTTGGCTGTTTTTTCAATAACTTCCTTATGGAACCATCTATTATATCTACTCCAAGGATTTTTATCAATGCTTGCACGATTAATTGTAACATACTCTGGTGTTTCAGGAGAACTTTCTGCATCATCATAAGGTGTTTGATCAAATGACTCAATGTCAAATTCATAATCAAAGTTTTGTCCATATCCTTCCGGAGTGTCAAATTCGCTTACAGGTAATAATTTAATTTTATCACCAACTCCTTCAACATAAAAGTTCTTATTTTTATATGTGCTAGGAGTAACATTTCCGTCAAAATTTACCTTTAGTCCGTTTGTAAATTCAACACCATTCGAACTTGTGTATTCTGATTTGCCTAAAATTTCTGTAGGGATATTAATGTTTAATTCATCTTCAGCATTTTTGATTTCAAAAATTCCCTGCATCTCTTGATGATTACCGCAGGTGTAGTAAAGGATATCTGGAGCACCTTTTGATACCGTAAAGATTACTGCACCATTTTCTGTACCATTGTTTGTAATACCACTGTCATACTGATCATCACTTCCTGTAGTTTTAGCAAGTTTGATATAAAAAGGATGACCTGGAGCATTAATTTCAAACTTGTATGTTGCTCCTCTAAATAACTTAATAACAGGATTAGAACTGCTACCGTCTGGTGTAAACACCCATGCTTTTGAATTTTGATTAGTTACCGTAAAAGCACTAATGGTTCCTTCTGCTAATCCTGTAATTGTAACAGGACTAGGACCTTGGGGTAACCAATAGTACTGTCTATAATTTGCAATTTTATCAAAATCAATGTGTGGATTCCACGCATAGTATTTGCTTGAAAATAGTTTATCGTGGTTGTCTGTGTTTGAATTAAAATAATTTAATTGATTAAGTAAGTCGTCATATGTACCTAACCAATTTGTTCGATCATCAAACTCGTCTCTGATTACAACACTAGGTAATAGATTATATCTTCTTCTATTTGATGTTGGTTCTGGAATATATCTATCATTCGGAGAAACAGTTTTGGAATATCTACTTCCAACAAAACCATTAATTCTCTCTAGTTGTCCTTTTGAAATTAAAGGGTCAACTGTAGACCCAAGAAACTTCTTGTTTGCTTCTGTTCTAAAGAACATCGGCAGTAATGCGGAACTGTTTCTATATTTGTCCTTGTTCGTTGAATTGACAGGAACGTTGCTATTGTCACTATAAGCCATTAGTAAGTACTACCTCCGCTACTTGAAGTGCTAGTTGAAGTAACGGAAACTGTACCTACTTGGTCGACGCTACTTACAACATTTCCTGATGACTGTAAGTTTGCGGCTGTTAGACTATCTATAATTTCAACGTTATCTACTGTAGCACTGCTAATAAAAATTTCATCTGACTTGCTTGTTATTTGGAACAAAGATCCAAATGCTTGACTATTGCTACGAGGAACAATAACAATATTTGCTAAATCCGGCGCCAATTTATTGTGAACATACGTTGCTAATTCTGTAAAAAAGAAGGTGTCACCAAAATCCCAGTTCTGTATATCAAAGAATTCATTAATCGCAGATATTACACCCGACTTTAATTGATTATCACTAATTGCACTTTGTTGTGATCTTACAATTTTAAATTGTGCTTGAAGATCCGTATCAGCGTTTGATCCAAAAAGTTCTCTATATTTTACTGTATGAAAAATTAATGTATCACTAATCGATTTAACCTTTTCTAATGCAGGTTCAAATTGACTTCTAAGTTGTTCTGAACTTGGTTCTTCTGGTTTTGTTCCGCCATTGTTGATATAATATCTATAAGAATCATCATATGCTTCAGTTAACATATATAAATCAATTATATTTGTTTTACTTGGATCTAATCTACGATCATTTTCAGCATTGTGAATATATTGAAACTTAACACCATCTCTGCCTGGTTTTGCAAAATAAGAATTTTGTAAATCTAAAGAACCTGTTGTTGAATTGTAACTCTTTACAACATTTTCTGTTGACCCGTAGAAATAAAATAATTGTCCATTTGTATAATCACTTAGTGCAGGAATACTGCTTTCTTTATCAAAAATTATAAAGTTGGTTGCAGAAACTTTTTTTGCAACAGTAACATTATCAACTACAGTATTTTGAAAGAAAACAAATTTATCTTTATATCCTCTAACGTCAACAGAATCGGGTGCAACAACATTTATAAAACTGTCTGGATCATCAATCATTCCGTCGTCATCAGAATCATACAAATTGACTTCTACTCTGTTAGTATCTTCAAATCCATCTGGATTTCTAATAGTACCTGTGATTTCCCATGGATAATCTTTTGTTAATATAGTATCCAATATTGGATCTTCATTAACTTTTAAAATTTTAACTTGATCTTTGATTACTAATCCTGTTTTAGGATCGTATGTCTTTCCTCTTGCATCAACATAAAATTGTACTAGATTTTCACTTTCAAATCTATAATCTAATCCACGATATGTAACTGTGTAAGTTTCACCGTCTGTTTCAAATAATACAAACCAACTTTTATCTGCTTTTGTTCCAGATATATCACCTTCTCTATCTAAACTAAAAGGATCAATAGTGTTAACATTGGCGTTTGTTACAATTTTCCAAGTAAGTGTTGATTGATCGTATCTGATTCCAAAGTTTTTATAGTTAAACACTAGGTCAACTATTTCTGTTTCAATATCGCTTGGTAAATCAGTAACAATATTAGGAATAATTTCACTTGGTATTGACAGTGCTGGAATAACTTCACTTAATATAATAGGACCAGTACCGTCATCCAACGCTCCTAATCCGCCATTTGAACCATCACCAACAACATTTAAAACTTTAACCCAGATGTAATCTCTAGTAGTTTTTGTTTTTGTTGTTGTTAACTCGCCATTAGGTAAAAAGTATCGCCCACTTGGAGGAACAAATTTAATCATTGAATCAGTTGCAATAAATTTGAAGTTGTTTCCAGTAAATGATCCGACAGTGATTGGTGCACCATTAACTGTATTTCTAAAATAACCAGTAACTCCACCTGTCGTATTTGTTGACTTTACCCAATCAATGTTAAGTCCTGTGGTGTTAACCCTTGGAAACTTATCATAGTAAAAACTTTTTGTTGCAATTCCGGCAATAATTGGCTCGACTCTATTTCTAAGAACACCTAATACATCGTTTCTAGATGAAAACGTAAATGCAAAATCAACTTCAAAATCATTTTTATAAATTATGCCGTCGTCTGCAATTATGTTGGTGCTTGAATATTTTCCTGTTGGATCTTTAATTTCAAACTGTCTACTAATTCCACTGCTTGCTCTGTTAACTGCTTTTGCCTTAACAATTTGTGGACTTGAAGTTAAAGGAAAAGTATTATAATCTTCTCCTGTAATCATTCTATTTTGTGTGTAGTAGGCCTGTGGTGCATTACGTTTGATGTTATCAACACTTTCTGTTGCACTTGCATTTGTCACTGTTGACTGTAAAGCACATTGCAATATTAATGTATTTTGTTGTCCTGACTTACTTGTGTAACCAATCTCTAAAACAATGTTTTGCATATCTGCAGGTCTAATTGTGTAAGTTGCACCTTTTGAAATTCTGTAATATGTTTTAAAAGTTCCGTTAGGTAGATCACCAAAATTTCCATCAGCAAAGTTCAAACTAATTTGATCTAAATCTCTAGAAACAACAGTATAAATTTTTCTATTATTATTTGAAATAGAATTATATATTGCATTACTGCCAATAGTGCTGTCTAACTTAGTCCATTCGGTTTTGTAATTTCCAAACTGATCTAATTCCCATAACCAAACATCTGAATTGTTTATGTCTGGAGTATTTAGATTAATGATTTCATTGTTTGAAGGATCGTTAATTGTAAAATCTGAAGTAACTAATTCTCCTTGTTTAAAATGTACAAAGAATCCTGTGTTCTCAGAACTATTTCCTTTTTTGTCATTTCTATATAACAATCCAAATGTATTCCCTGGTAAAGGAGTTTCTTCACTAATGTTTGTTGAATCAATTTTAGCACTAACCACATCAAATGGAGTTTGTGTACCGTTAATTGATTTACTAAAAGTAAAAACAGGAATATCTGTGTTGTTACTGTTTACTTTATATAAATCAGTTTGTATTCCGCCAATAATTTCAGACGAATTAGGTTTACCGTAAATTGTTGATCCAGAAAATGCACTATTCATAATAGTAATTGTCTGTTCTAACCAATTTGGATTTGAATCATCGTTCCAAGTTATAAATCTACTTCTTAAAGGAGTTCCTGAACTATCTGTTAAATTTTCTGTGGTTTGAATTCCTGTAACTTTTAAAATTCCGCTTGCACATTCATTTCTTTTGTTGTTATAACCAACAAGTCTAGCAAGTCGTAACACACTTTCTTTTTTCTCAGCAGTTTCAATAAAGTTTTCTCTAGCATTTAAGTCAACACGATAACTTAAACTTTGTCCTAAAAATGCAATAACGTCAATTAGTGCAAGATATTCACTTGATTCAATATAGTCATTGTAATCTTCTGGATAATTCTTACGTAGGTAGTTGATCATTGTCCTACGAATAGTAGGAAAATCATATGCTGTAAAGTCTGCGTCTGTGAATGATCGATAGATCTTAGACCAGTCTTCTGTAACTAAAAGTGAGTTTTGTCTGTCATAACTTGCCATGCAAATATTTACCTTAAATTATAAACTGCGTATATTATTACCGACTGCTTAAACCACTGTCTCGATCAAACTTTAGGACCATTGTTTCAATGTGGTTATAAGCACTAAATTCAAGTTCTAACAACACTTGTATTCCATACCCTTTTTCTTCAATGATTATGTTACGTGCATCGACCCTAGGATCTTCCGCAATAATTCTTGAAACATCTTCCATTAGTTTTTCTCTAACTGATTCAGTAAGTGGTTCGTACAGTATACCCCAAATCATAGTACCAAACTCCGGATTATATATTTTTTCTCCTTTGCGTATGTTAAAATGATTAAGAATATCTTGTTTTATTAGTTCTGTGTCATATAAAGAAAATGACTTTGAATTTTCGTTAATCGTAGATATTCCTTTGTAAAACTGCGATACTTTCGTAGCATTGTTTACATTAGAAGTTTTTGTTTGTATGTTTATTTCTTTATACTGTCCCATAACTCTATTTACCGCTTATTTCTATGTCAGTGTAGGCACTAGATGAAAGACTCTTATCTCTACTTTCATGTCCAGACCATGGTTCATGCATTGGTATACGTTTCATTATGCTAATCAATGGTGTGTCCGATGCATAGTAACCTTTTTTCCATTCCAGAGTATTATCAGTCTTTTCATTAGGAAATACTCCAAGTGCAGGAACGTTATACGGCATTTCAGCACCTGTGTCGAATGGAATTTTAGAATCAGGTGTAGGTATGCCTAATGCTGATATTGCAATAGGATCAGAAGGTAATGCTCCTGGGCCTGGCAAGTTAAGATGTACCTGAAGTCCATCAATATGTACATTTTTCGTTGATGTTATATCAATTGTATCTGTAACTGCGACAACTTGTACTTTACCCTTTAAAGTTGTCAACCTAATATCGTGCTTACTATTAACTTGAAACTTTGCTTCCAATGGTCCTACAATATTCGTATCAATCCTAAAGTCAGCATGAGTGGTCTTTGGTACAACCGGAGGAACTATTTCCCAATACTCGCCTGCTTGCGGCGGTACCGGTGCGTTATTGCTAGAAGGGTATGTGGTTTGTGTTAATGCTTTAAAGAATTGTGTTGCAAAAACAACAGTGTTGCCTTTGTAGTATGTTCTCTGAGGATTATACGTTACCTTATTCCAAATTTGATTTTCAGGCAAGTTGGTCTTAAATTCAATACCTGTACCTGCACTGTAACGTTGACCAAACTGTGAAACCAAATCAATTTCGCCCGTTCTAATTCTTGTGTTTAGTTTATTACTAATATCTAGGTTATCGGTGCTTAAAGAAAAGTCTGAAGCAGAAATTCTTGCATCGTCTGACTGTATGTCTAAAGGTCCTCTTGTTTCTATTCTACCATCAATTTTTCCAAGCAATCTTAATTCACTTGCTTCTAAATAAGTTCTTTCTGTTCCTTTTAGATTTAGATTACGGCCTGCTTCAAAATTAATATCTCTGTCTGCACGAAAATTAAAATCTGCTTCTGTATGAATGCTTACACTGTCTTTGGCATAAACATCAATCTTGCCGTCTGCTGTCATTTCTATCCAAGCACTGCCGGATTGATTTGCTATGTAAACTATTTCCTCAGTATCATGTAAAAGTATTTGAGCACCTTTGCTAGATCTAATTCTAACTAAATTATTATTTCCAAGAAAATCACCGTCATCCATTGTAAATGTATGACCGCCTAAATTAGTAAGACGTGCTTCTCTTTTTTCTTTTTTGTAATTTATAGATACATCAATTAAATCTTTCTTTTCAGCAAACTTTCCAGGAGTATTAAATCCAACAATTCCTGTTCTTTTGTCTCTTAACAGATTTGATGTTGTTTGTCCTCTAACTGTATCAACCAACAGACCTTGTTTTTTTAATACTTCTGCAAAAGGATGAATTGCTCTTTTTAATTTAGTAGGTTCTGTTGAACCATCATTAGATGAATAATGAATTTCTGATGCTGGTAAACCTACACCACTTGCGTACTCATCTAATTTACTTTTTTCGGCCGCTATATTAGAAGTTGTTGAAAAGTCTGGAATAGTGTGTCCTATTCCTGGAGGCATAATACCTCCTAGCCAAAACCCTTCTGTTGAGTTTTTGTTTGCAAGTGCTATTAATCCTTGTGTTCCTATTTCTGGTGTTGGTAGAATAAATCCCGATGATGTTTGTGAATCATCAAATTTTTTAGCATCAGAACCTACGTAGTTTCTATCCTTACTACTAATGTATGGATATAACTGCCTTACAGTAATAGGATCTGAATCAGTATATTGTTTTCCTAATAATTTTACTTTAAAAGAATCAATACCACCAATTTCTTTTACCTGGCCCATTACTAATACATCAAATAATGTGTCATGCAACTCGTTGAAATGCTTAGGTGCAGTGACCTTTAATGTTTTAGAATGTTTTGCGAATATACCTTTTCCCATTATGTTATAATTCCTTGTGTACTATCTGTAACATTTTTTACTTTTTGTAAACTAGATTGTACAGGTTGTGTAACTTTGTTGACAGCAGTGCTAACAACATTATCAACAGGTACTCCGCCCAATGATGCTATTTCAGTAACACTACTTACTGCTTCTGTTACTCCCTCGGGCACAAATTGACTTGCCGCAGATGTTACTTTAGATAATGCATCTGCTGGATTTAAACTTGCAACATCACCTAACTTACTTAATACGCTAGATCCTTCTTTTTTCTCTTTTGATATATCAGTTGTTCCGTCACCTCTTGGATCTGGTTTTTCTGCAAATTTTCCTAATAAAGATGCTATTCCTTCTGGACTGCTTGGAATGCTAAATCCAGTTGCCGCTTGTACTGCACTTAAAGCAAAACCAACAGGATCGCTTGCCGCTTGTTGTGCTGTAGCGATTGCACTTTTTACTTTCTGTACATTTGCTTTTGCTGTTGCAACCGCATCGGCTCCTTTGGCCGCGGCCTGACTTCCTGAAATAACTCCCGAGCCAACAGCAGTTGTTCCTGTTCCTTGTGCCGCACTAATTAAACTAGTTTTGGAAGAAGCATTGGATGGCACAGTTACTATGGTAGGTTTCTTGTGTATATTTGTTTGTGCTTGATCTGCTGGTTCTGTTTTTTTATTTTCTGCACTTGTTGGAAACATTTTGCTTCTCCTATTATCTTCCTCTGTTTGACCACTCGTTATTTGCTTTATAATCCTTATTGTCTGAACCGTCTGTTTTTAAGAAGGTCCTACGACCCGGATTCTCATAATCTTTTTCTTGATTTGGTCTTCTTAAACCATGTATTGTTTGTGTAAATGTTCCTTCTTCAAACATATTTTCAATTTTTACAACTTGATAAAGACCGCTTAGGCCTCCTTCTTTAATTCGTTGTTGTACGTCAACCCCCTGTTCAAGTTCTGAAGCAGTAGGAATATCGTCAGGGTACCTTAGACTAAAAACTATATCAGGCTCTCTGGTAAATGTATTCATTTCTCCCGTATCTTCAACTATAGGATCGGTTGAATTTAATTTTGGTCTTTCAGTTATTCCGCTTCCTATTATGTAAACAGGGTCGCCTATTATAGTAATCTCTGCTCTAATTAATGCTTGCTCTGCTGGTGGATTATAAAGAAAATCCTGCAGGGTTTGAGCAATTTGTGCCCTGTTAGTAACCTGTGTTCTTCTATATTGACTTTTTTCAATCATCTGTGACGGCAAGCCACCCGAAGCGCCTAAATAATTTGAAACACCATTCTGTAGGTTGTTGATTGCATCTTGGTACATAGTTTTAGGCATAAAAGCATTATTTGTTTTTACTGCATTTTCCGTTGATGAACTTGCTTCTTCTTCCGGCGGAACTAGTAACATCGGTGTAAAGAACAAATTGTTGTATCTAACATCAAATCTTAAAACATCTAAATTTTTTCCTGTGTAGGTATAGTTGTATTCTCTTACTGCTCTTTCTCTTAATTTTCTTGTTGAAAAAATAATTTGAAGTCCAGGAAATTTACTATAATGTATATCATAAGGGGAAACAATAAAATGATATTCATAAGCAAAATCCATTTTTACAACATCAAATGCTATTATTCTCGGTACGATATCAATTTTATACCAAGGTATATATTCGCTCTGTGCTATTTCATTTACTTTGCCTGCATCTGTAAACAATTTCATATAGGATGAATTTGCTATTAGAAGATGGATTGCGTTTGATAAGTTAAATCCTTTTTTGAAACTCCATGGACTTGCCTTTTCACCAAACAGTGTATATGGTGTGGCTTTAAGTGTTCCAACCGTTTTGCTACTAGCCTCAATGGCTTCTTGTGCTTTTTTAATCTCTCCTGCTTGTTTTTTAATTTCTCCATCTAATTCTGTAATTTTAGCCATCAATGTTGCAACAGTTGGGGTATCCTTTGTGGTCGGAGTAGTATTTGCAGGTGGTTGATCATCCTTAACGTATTGCACCGTTGGCGGAGTTAAAGCAACAGATGTTGCAATTTTTTCTAGTTCTTGTGTTTGCTTGGTCGTTTCTTCTATTAGAAATTTTGGTGCCGACGTTGCTTTAATATCAGGAGAACTTGATTTCTTTTCTTCTGGAATTGTAATATATAATTTTGCTGTTGCTACTAACGATTTTTTTGTAGCCTTGTACGCATTTATTGTACCAGTAAGAACACCTTGTGCGGTTTTAATTTTGTCTTGCTCCGCTTTTATTTTGTCTGTTTCGTCATCAACTGATTTATCAAAATCTTTAATTTTTAGACCTGGTGTTGGTATAAAACCCGAGTCTGTGTCAAAGTTTGCTTCTGCAAATTTGTTAGTAAAAGGAGCACTGCTACTTCCGGGAGTAGATTTTTCTGTGTCAATTATAAATTCTGCTTTTGTCTTCCAATCTTTGTAAGTCATCTTGGTGCCCGGACCCACCGTTGGAGGGAACGATGAATAATCTTGTGCAAACCAAATACACCATTTTTCAGGAACAAAAGCATCAATTGGTACTTCTGACCCCTTGCCTGATTGCCCTCTTATTTCTCTTGCTTTATCAATTCTCTCTGCCACAAAGGCTGACGCATTTTTACCTTTGGCTTGTTCAGATTCCTGAGTTTTTGTTATCATCTTTTCATATTTTTCATTTTGTTGATAAAACAAATGAGTCAAAACACTTTCTACTGTTTCAGTCTCTCTCGTTCTTCCTTCGACATCATCCCATAGTGTTTGATTTATATTTGATCCTCCCATCGCATTGTATGCTACAAATTCTGCATTATATTCTGCACCTGCTTCCGTAACAGTCATGTCACTTTTTGTAAACATTATAGGAATATGTCTAGTTGTCTTTTCAGGAATAACAGCATCTCCGTCAACAGTTCTACCTACAAATGTTACCACTAATAAAAACGGTGCTCTAATATAATTCTCGTGTTTTGCAAATTTTGCGGCGGCAAATAATTCTTCATACAGTCCAGCAACACCAAACGGTTCAACAAAAGTCATTGTTCCTCTGGTTAGGTTACTGTTACCCATGCTGTTTATTCCACACACTGTTTCAAAACGAACAGTTTGTATGAAAATATCTTTATCTCGAGACCCACCTGATTGTTTGTATCCTCCGGTACTGTTATCTCTACCATATCCGCCGGATCTAGCAACAACATAAAATCCTGGATTTTCTTTTCCATTGGTAAAAATTTGATTTTTATAACTGTCGGGATTTTCGAGTTGATTCGCAGATAATGCTACTAGTGCAAAATTATAGTTGTAAAGATTATAATCGTGAAGTACGTTATGGCGACCTTTTACACCAGGATAAAATCTGGTCCAATCCCATGATTCAGTGTTTGCCATATTATGCTCCTCCGATGACGGCTCTTATTGTATCTTCTGTGGGGATATAAATGTTAACTCCTGAAACAAAATCAAAAATAGGATCTTCTAGCACACTTGGATTTCTTGATTTAAAAACCCACCATAAATTAGGATCATCATATAAATCACTTGCTAGTAAATCAGGTCTATAATTATATTGTGGTCTTATTTCATATAATACGTCATCAGTAAGTTCAGGAATCTTTCTGTAATTTAAAATATCTAATTGTTGATTCTCCTGCAATGTTGACCCATATAAACTTGTTTTTGAATATATTGACATTAGATCATTCCTTTAGATTCTGTTTCAGAACCTGTTATAAATTTTTCAATAGTAAACTGAGCCTGATCTCTTCTTGAAAATGCTGGTAAGCATTCAATAGTAAATTCTGCTCTTGTTGGTACATTTGTTGCTTTTCCGCTTGCTTCGTCTGTAATTTGTATGTAATCAACGTCTTCATTTAGAGTGTAAAAGAAACTACTGATTACCACAGGCATGTTATTAAATTGGTATGCACCATAACCGTCTAGTCTACACACAGGGGGTGGTGCACCTGAATTACCACTTGACCCAAAACTCATTTTAGTAACAGATCTCAATGCATGAATTGCACCAAGCATATATCTACCATCGGCTAAACTTTGTGCTGAAAATGTTCCAACAATTGATATTGCCTCCAGTTGTGAGTTCTGATATGAATAAAATGTATAATTACTATGCACAGGGTTTAATCCATTATAATTTGCCCTTGTTTGTACAACTATTTGTGGAGTAAAGGGGAAAACAACTGCATTATCTTCTACATCTGCTAGATGCCTTGCAGGACCCTGTAAATAATTTCTGGGAATTCTTATTTTGATACGAGGATCACGTTCATATGCTTTTCCACCTTCTTGCCAAAACTGTTTCAATGGTTCTTCTTTAGCAGGTTCTTTTCCACCTTTGCCTAGTTTTTCGCCAAGCCTTTCAAATGCTCCGCCTAACCCGGTTGCATTTTTTAAATTTTTTACAAGATTGGTACCAAAACCATTAAGACCCGAAGACGTGCTGGTATCCTTGGCTCCTTGCTTTGCGGCATCTTTTGAACGGTTGGAATTTGTTTTCCACCAATCATCTTTATCTGGCATATTATTTTGGCTCCTTTTGGTAACAATATTTATTGCAATTTTTAACTACGTAGTTTATAATACTACTTATACATGGAGACTCTCATGAGAAAAGTAAAATATTTGAATAACAGAGATCTGCTTAAACAGATCCATAAAAGTAAGAACAGTTTTAGTTCGTATGCTGACGACGAGTATGCGACATATGATATCATTTTAGCAAATTTAGACAAAGTTAACAGACTAACAGTAGCAGAAGCAAAGCGTAATCGTGCAGAACGTATCGGTAAACAAGCATACGAGCAAGCACGTGAATCAGGCGATAAAAAGACAAAACTAGCGGATGTTACACCGGATTGGCGTAAAATTGACAAAACTGATTTGATTTTTAGAATCATGACGTTTGATCATATTCCACTAGCACCTGGGCGTAAACGCAAAACCAAAACAGTAGCAGATGAACATGAACGTTGCAACTTTCCTCCTTTTCAACATTGGAAGTATGATGCAAAGGACAACTTAATTTGTGTTGGTAAGAGCCACTGGAAAGGTGGAGTACACAACGGCTATTTTAGCAAGGATCACGGTCGTATTTCGGAAGAACTAGGACGCATGTTCTTAAAACTTGCTGATCGTTATGGAACAAGAAGCAACTGGCGTGGATACACATACAACGACGAAATGCGAGCACAGGCTGTGCTACAACTGTCGCAAATTGGTTTACAGTTTGACGAAAGCAAAAGTGAAAACCCGTTTGCGTATTACACGGCGGCTGTTACAAACTCGTTTACACGGGTACTAAACATAGAAAAGAAAAATCAAAATATTAGAGACGACATTCTACAAGAAAATGGTCTTAATCCTTCTTTCACAAGACAGAATCAAGAAGTGTTTAGAGAGGATAAAGAAAAATTGGCAGAATTTTACAAGAGTATTAGACGTCCAAAAGCAGATTATTAGGTTGACAAACTAAACTAAAATCTCGTATAATATAGAGATTAGTATAAGGAAAGGCATGGCACAATTATTTAAAAAGGCCGCGGTATTCACGGATATACACTTCGGTCTCAAAAGTAACTCAAAAATTCACAACGATGATTGCGAAAGATTCATCGATTGGTATATTGAACAAGCAAAAGCAAACGGCTGTGATGTAGGTATATTCACAGGCGACTGGCATCATAACAGAAGTGCGTTAAATTTAACCACCATGGATGCTAGTTTGCGTTCACTGGAAAAACTAGGTAAGGCATTTGATAAGTTTTACTTTTTTCCAGGCAACCACGATTTGTATTACAAAGACAAACGAGAGATTCACAGTGTAGTATTTGGTAAACACGTACCAGGTATTACTGTGGTAAACGAGCCAATGATCATTGATGATGTTGCATTGGTTCCATGGTTAGTGCAAGAAGAATGGAAAGAAGTTGCAAAGATGAAGTGCAAATATATGTTTGGACACTTTGAACTTCCTAACTTCAAAATGAATGCTATGGTTGAAATGCCTGATACAGGAGAAATCAAAGCAGACGACTTTGCTAACCAAGAAATGGTGTTCACGGGCCACTTCCACAAACGTCAGCAACGCAAAAACATCTATTATATCGGCAATGCCTTTCCACACAATTACGCCGATGCCTGGGATGATGAGCGTGGTATGATGATATTAGAATGGGGAGGTGAGCCCGAGTTCATCGACTGGCCGGATTGTCCAAAATATAGAACTATACCACTTAGCAGATTACTAGATAAAACGGAAGAAATACTTTCTCCTAAAAATCTGTATTTGCGAGTAACACTCGATATTGATATCAGTTACGAAGAAGCAAATTTTATTAAAGAAAACTTTTCAAGTCAATATGATATTAGAGAAATTAGTTTATTGCCTGACACCAATGCTGATGACGAAATAAACAAACTAGAATCAGGCGAAATTGATTTTGAATCAGTGGATCAAATTGTAACAGATCAAATAACAAAAATAGATAGCACAACATATAAACCTAATCTGTTGTTGGATATCTATAGAGGATTATAATGTTTAAAATCAAAACAATAACAGTTAAAAACTTTATGAGTGTGGGTAACCAAACTCAAGCAGTAGATTTTGATAAGAACTTATTAACACTTGTACTAGGAGAAAACCTAGATTTAGGTGGAGACGATGCAGGTTCTCGTAACGGTACGGGTAAAACTACCATTGTAAATGCTTTAAGTTATGCATTGTATGGCGAAGCACTTACAAAAATTCGTAGAGAAAACTTAATTAATAAAACCAACGGCAAAGGTATGTTGGTTACCGTTGAGTTTGAAAAAGACGGTCAAAATTATCGTATCGAACGTGGACGTAAGCCAAATATTCTTAAATTTTTTAGAGAAGATATCGATGTTACTGCTGACGACATTGACGAGTCACAGGGCGACAGTCGTAAAACACAAGAAGATATTATACAATTACTGAACATGACACACACCATGTTCAAGCATTTGGTGGCGCTCAACACATACACTGAGCCTTTCCTTTCACTCAAAGCCAATGATCAAAGAGAAATTATTGAGCAGTTGTTGGGCATCACCATCCTATCCGAAAAAGCAGAACGTCTAAAAGATGAACAAAAGCGTGTGCGTGATGCTATTAGTGAAGAAGAAGCAACAATAAAAGGTATTGAAACAGCAAACAAAAAAGTACAAGAATCAATCGACAATTTAGAAATTAAATCAAAAGCATGGGACGCAAATCAAGCAGAAGAACTTGCAAGAACAACCAAAGCAATTAGTCAATTAATTACGGTTGATATTGATGCAGAAATTCAAGCACATAAAAACAAAGAAGAATGGGATAACAAAAACAACGAACTTACCAATCTTAATAAAGAAAAGGCAAGTTTAGAAAGTAGTTTGTTACGTGCCGAACGCACACATTCAAAATATGAACAAGAATTAAAAGACATTGCAAGCAAAAAATGTTTTACTTGTGGACAGGATTTACATGACGAAGCACATGGAAAAATTCTTGCTGAAAAACAAAATGATGTAACAGAAAGTCAAACTTATATTGACGGCATCGTGTTGCAGTTAAAAGATGTACAAAAGAAAATAGATGACATTGGAAATATTAACGGATGTCCGAAAACATTTTATGATAGCAGTGAAGAAGCATATAATCATAGAAACAATCTTGCAAGTCTAGAAGATCGAAAACGTGAAAAAGAAGAAGAATTAAATCCGTATACAGAACAAATGAAAGAATTGCGTGAACAAGCACTACAAGAAGTAAGTTGGGACAATATTAATGCTCTAACTGAAATGAAGGAACATATGGACTTCTTGTACAAACTGTTAACAAGCAAGGACTCTTTTATTCGTAAGCGTATTATTGATCAAAACTTGGCATTCCTTAACAAGCGTTTACAATACTATCTAGAACGCACAGGATTACCGCATCAGGTATTATTTTTGAACGATTTAACGGTACAAATTACAGAACTAGGACGTGACTTAGACTTTGATAACCTCAGTAGAGGAGAACGAAATAGACTTATTTTATCAATGAGTTGGGCGTTCCGTGACGTTTGGGAAAGTCTATATCAGAACATTAATTTGTTGTTTATTGACGAACTTATTGATAACGGATTGGATGCCGCTGGTGTAGAAAGTTCAATCGGTATTCTTAAAAAGATGGCTAGAGATCGTGGTAAAAACATATATCTCATTTCGCACAAAGATGAACTATCTTCACGTGTGAATAACATCTTGAAGGTAATTAAGGATAACGGATTCACTTCATATTCCAACGACACGGAGGTTGTGAATGCCTAAATCTACCCATGAGTTGCTTGTTCAAGCAATGATGGATTACTATAACGCACAGGAACGCTTTGAAGCAAAAGGTTTTGATGAAACTGGACGCAAAGCACGAGTTATTCTTAGTGATATTAGAAGGTTAGCCACGACCAGACGCAACGAAATACAGGCAAAACGCAAGGCATTAAAAACGGAAAAAAAGCAAAATAAGACTCAAAACCAGAATCAAGACACCTAAATTTAAGGCACGGTAAGTATCACTATGGAGTGGACTTATCAGGGCAAAATAGTACAAGAACTTCCGCAAGATTGCGAAGGTTTTGTTTACCTGATAACAAACACTACCAACAATCGTAAGTACGTAGGCAAAAAATTAGCAAAATTCAAGAAAACACGCCCACCACTCAAAGGCAAGAAAAACAAACGAAGAAGCAAAGTTGAAAGTGATTGGAGAGACTATTGGGGATCTTCAGATCATTTACAGGCAGACGTTGAGGCACTAGGCCCAGAAAAGTTCACACGCGAAATTCTCCATTTTTGTAATAGCAGAGGCTTAATGAGTTATCTTGAGGCTAGAGAACAATTTGAACGCAGAGTATTAGAGACAGACGAGTATTATAACGGAATTATTAATGTAAGAGTAGGCAGTTCAAAGATTCTCAAAGAAGCACTCGAAAAATTAGGCAAAACATAACAGCACATAAGGTTGGCGGGCCAGTTTGCAAATACCGCTGAGTAAAAGGTCCCCTGAGAAGGACACTCGTACACGTTGATCGACCACCACTGTGAGGTAAGCCATCAAACAAATTGGGCCAACTGGTTAACGGAGATTGAATGCTGTCAGTCGAAAACACTGTGTTTGAAAAAACTCTCCGCAACGGAACGAGGCGGGAGGTAGCGTAAGATGCCGCGAAGCGGCTTGCGATAGCAAAGCGATTTGTTAGCAGATTTTTACGTGATGTCGACGTAGGTAGGGGAAAGGTCAGAGCCCCACAAACAGGTGTATAAACAAAAACCTACTTCCAAGTCTTGGCTGTGACGAACTCACATGATGTTCAAGATTAGATGGAACCGTAAACAGGTTCCGTCTGACTGAAACAATCTACATGATGCTAAATTGCTTCGCAATTATTGTTCTTATATATTAAGAAAAAGAAAGTGGTGTTTGAGCGATAGCGAAAAACACAAGTGAACGCAGTTCACTTTACTTGTATTAGTTAATGTAAATCAGGATCTCTTCCGAAACCAGGTTTAACTGAACTAATCTGAATTTCCTTTAACTCGTATTCTTTATGTGGATTCTGTGTACGCATACACTCTATGCAAGTGTGTGCTTCTTCCTGTGAATTAGCAACGGTTATTTCTACACCATTTTCGTACACTATATATTTTGTAATCATCGTGTAAATATTTAGGTAAGTACTTATTACAATTAAACTACGCTATTTGGTTTTATATGTTTCAAACTGTGATTATATAAATACGATTAGGAGATTTTGGTATGAAAATTAATGAAGTTGCTGTTTTAAACGAAGCAAAAAAGATCGATGAAGCACCGTACGGTATGCTAAAAGGTCTAGGCGATAAAGTTGCCGCAAAAATGGGCTCTCAGCGAGCCGCCGACGCTGGCGCGATTGGCAAAGAGGCTAATGCACTTAAAAAGCAGTTTACCAGTTTTTGGAAAAACGCTAATGCACAGCAACCCACAAAAGAAATTATGGTACAGTACCTACAAGCAAAAGGCTTTCCAATTGCTAACACACAGGAATTAGATTCTATTGCAAAAAGTGTAGGTAAACCAAACCCAGGCATAGCACAAAAAATTGCCAAGGGTTGGAAGAACTTTAAAAAAGGTTTACCAAAAATGACCGGTGCAAAACCAACCGCACTAAAACCAAATCTCAACGTGCAGGATGGTGGCAAGGAACAAGAAAAAGTAGCCGCAAGCATGTATGAAGCGGTACCAAAATCCCAAATACTAAGCGACAAAGCAATTGATCAAATTCTCATGTACATTGTTAGAGCAGGATTCCAACAACGTGCTGACCTAGGAGGCGCAAGTTCTTTTGCTCCTAATACCGGGGGTACAGATACTAAACCCACAAGCACAGGTCAATCCGCGGGTGGCATGACACAGGGCAAAGATGGTGTTTGGAGATTTAACTAATGCCAGTTATTAAAGTCGAAACACCCAATGGTGTTCAACAGGTCAACATTGCGGGCAACACTCCCACAGAAGAAGAAATTGCGGCAATGAAAAAACAGTTTGGTATTGGCAAATCAACACAAACTACACAAACCGTAAAAACAAAAGATCCAACTAATGCACTTGGTGCGTTTGCATCAGGCTTTGATGATCCTACGGGACTAAAAGGACTTAAAGACAAAATAGTCAAAAAAATCGACAAGGCTAAAAACGCATACGATGACGGTGATGAAATAGCCAAGGATAAAAAAGGTAACACCGACAGCAAAACCAGAAGTGGTTTGAACATGCTCAAGCAGGAATTGGGATTTGAAAATCCACAACTTATTATTACAGGGTTGAACAAAATACAGCAGGGCAGAGTGCCTAGCAAAAATGAACTATCTGAACTTGCTCCGGTTCTTCAAGCGGTAAGAACAGCATTGGATGATCCACAAGGCAGAAATAAACTGCGAGCCTTGCTTAAATCAATTAGATAAAACTAATTCCAGTATCTTTGGTATTTTTAAAATTTTCCTGAACAAGTTCACCTATTGCTTGTCTTTCTTCAAAGGTGGTTTGATAAGCATCTTTTATTTGAAGTCCACCACGCATATACCAGGATAATCTAATTAGATCGGCAACAATACTCTTTGCTTGATTTTCTAGATCTTTAACGTATTCTATAATTTCAGAAATCGAGAGTGTTGCTACCTTGATACGAAAAAACTTGATTGATCAAACATCAGTGGAACGTTTACTTCTTCCGGTGCTCCTTTATCAACAAGTTCTTGGCTTACCTTGATTCGTCTAGGTTTGATCGTCCAGTTATTTTTTACTTCTTCCAAATGATTTTCAACCGCTACAAAGGTATCCTTATCTGTGTTGTTAAAGAAATCTCTAATAGCACTTGGATTCGATTCTGTTCCGTCTGGAGTTTCAATAGCAATAACTTGGCTTAGAATCATGTCTAATGTTACAGCACTGAGTTTTTTAAAGCCTTCTTTAAAAGCCTTAAGTTTGTCTTCATCTGGTACATCTTCTCTCTGTAACAACCCTGTAAGTCTTTGCTGTTCGTATGTGGATTGATAAAATCCTGTGCTTTGTTTGTAGGTTAAAGGTTTCATGTGAAACGTTAAATCCTGATACTTGAATGTGTTAGGCCATTCTTTTCCCTGCATTGAGTCAAGCACTTCTCGAAGATCAACCGATGTTTTTTCGGTAGTTGGCTCTTCCAGTCCCATAATCGGAACTTCTACGTCCATGGATTCACCGTATGTGGCAATTCTGATTGCAATTAGGATAGCATCTAAATCAATCATTGGAATATCCCACGGATCGGTGATTAAAGGACAGCAACTTTTTATAACTTCTGCTGTGGCGTCACCGTTCATTAGTGCATCCGGTGTCCTCATTAATAGTTCATCTTTGGCTGTCATTGAATAAATTGGTAATTCTCCAGACCCTGATTTTTCCATTGGGTTGGATTTGTAAAACTTGCCTCCGCTGGGCAAATTCAAGTAAATTTTTGGTTGACGTTTATACTTGCTTAAAACGCTTTGATTTTCCATGGTTGCTATCCTCTATAAATAACGTTATACTAATAATTAGTAAATGTATTTATATACGCACTTAATGGGGATTTAAATAATGGCAAACATATTTGCTGAAATCAACGGCGAACGCATAGAACTAGTCGGAGCGGCTGAAGAAGCCACTATGAAGAAGATTTTGGAGGCAATCCAAAGTGGTAAAGGAACCGGCGGTGTTGGTGGTGCAGTTGGTGGTGGAGCCGGCGGAACAACCGCTGGTTTGGTAAAACTAGGCAAAAGTCTCAATGTTGTTAACGTTGGGTTTAATCTCCTTGGTAAGGTTGTGGGTGGTGTTGTTAAAGGGTTTACCGCCCTTGCACACGCAGGAAGTGCGGCGGTACAGTTTAGCACATCCTTAATTGATGCACAACCAACGGTTGTTGATCTTGCAAAAGGTATCAAAAGTGCAACCGGAGACTTTTTGGGCCTAGGCAGTGCCCTTGAAGCGGTTGTTAGTTTGCTTCAAAAAAACTATAACACATTCCAGCAATTATCATCCAGTGGTATCATGTTTGGTAATAGAATGACCACACTGACCAGATTGGGCACAAAACTGGGCGTATCGCTTGCACAAGCGGCCGGGGAACTTACAAAAAATTCCCAAAGATTGGCGTACATGGGAACCGCAACACAGGGTGCCGCTAAAGCAGTAGAATTAACTGCCGAAATGAGTGATAAGTTTGGCAGAACACTATTACGATACGGAGTAAGTTTTGAAGAACAAAGCGAAAGATACAACGAATTGGTTGCCGCTAATGCTCTAGCAATTCAAAAAGGCACAATGAGCATGAGTTATCTGGTTGAAAATTCAGATGACTATGTCAAGAACTTAAGAAGACTATCAGAAATTTCAGGTAAAACTGCTGACGAGCAAGAAGAAGAATTAAACAGAATGAAACAAAACAAGATGTTTGAAAACTTCCTTGCTACTCTACCAGAGGGTGCAAAACTAGCATCAGAAGAATTAATCAAAGCGGCCAGCACCGGCGGTCCAGCAATGGCTGAAGCAATGCAGGCGGCATTGATGGGAGTTGCACCACTAACCGAAGGCGCACAAAATCTTTCATCACTGATGCCAGGCTTAAATCGAACATTCACAAGCCTAGCCGGACAGGCAAAGGCCCATTCCGGTTCTTTGGAAATGTTTACAAACTCGATGCACAGCCAGTTGATGGGATTAGCACAAACCAACAAAACCTTTGTTGACAAAAATTCAAAATATTTTACCATATTAGGAATGATGGGAGATCAATACGGTGAAGCGGGAAGTTCAATGGCACTATTTACAAACGCTTACCTAAATTCTCAAGCAAGTGCCGCAGGTGAAACAGACACACTAACAAACACATTTATTGAATTAGAACTGGCAATGAAAAAAATTAGAGATGTCTTTAATGAAACCTTCTTACAAATACTAGGTTCCGAGACTGTACAGAGTGCCTTGAAAAAACTGGCAGAAGTTCTTCCAATAATGGCTGACGATTTTAGCAAATTCATGCTGGGAATAACAGAAGACATTAAACAAAAAGGATTCTTTGGTTGGTTAAAGAGTGTTTGGACAGATTTAATGTTGGATCTAAGGCTAGCAATTAATGACAAACTAGGCATTGCTGTTAGTGACAAAGGACTTAAAAGAGATCTAGAAGCAAAATATAGCGGTGCTACCATGGAGGAGTTGGAAAAAGCCAGAAATGAACAAACTACCGACAGTGGCAGAAAATTCCTCAAAGAGATGATCGATGAGAGAGTAAAGGCTAACATTCAACAGACTAAAGATATATTGAGTGGTAGAAGAGACGCTATACTAAAGAAATTTGAGGATTATGAAGTAGGGTGGATGGGAATTGATGATTTAATCGAAAGTTATACAAACAAGCAAGGTCAAACAATGTATAAACTCGATAAGGACTATGAGGGAAAAAGAACTTCCGAGATGTTGCCAATAGATCAAATGCTAAAAGTAATTGATAGATTAAATACATATCAAAAGTTTCTCGAAGACGAAAGTCGTTCGTATTATGACGAAATGACAGGAACTTCCTATCATTATAGGTATAATCCTTTAAGAGATTCGGAAACTTTAAAAAATGCACAACAGTTTGGCGGTATCACTCCAACATACAGAAGTTTTGGCACACAGGGAATGACCGGTTTGACGAAAGAACCTGCGGATACTTTGGCATACATTCACAAAGACGAACGTGTTTTAGATAAGGGTGAAACCGCGAGATATAACAGAATGGCAAATAATGGGGTTGACGGAGGCCAGCATTTGAGTGTAAACTTAAAAGAATCGTTAAATATGATTGCAAATGCAATGAGAGAACAGAACAATTTGACACGCCAGGTTATAAGT